GGAATGTTAAATTCTATGTTTGCTGGTGCAACTGGTCAAGACCCGTATAATCAACAAGCCATACTACCACCAAGTGAGACTGAGATTTTAATGACCATGTTAAACACTTCTTATCCAGTAGAAAGATTTCTTCAATCCCCAATCTTTCCTATGCTTTTAGAAGTTATTAGTCAGATTAATACATTTTCATTACTAAATGTAATTAAAAATGCTAGTTATAATTTTGATGAAGAGGCTGGTGTTTTTACATTAGATACTGCTAGTTTACCAACTGAACTACAAACTATGAGTTCAGAAAATATAATGTCACAAATGAACTCTATGACTAATATGATTAATCAAACAGTTTCAAATGCAGATACACAGAGACAGCAAACAATGCAAAATGCACAACAGAGTATGCTACAAAATCAATTGTCTAATGCTCTGATGGACCCCGGTATATTAAATAATGCAGCACAAGGTACTGGTACTTTCTTCCGTAGTTTCTTAACAGGTGGAAGAGCATAATGTTAGGTGGCAATGCCTCTAGTAATTTTGGTGTACCAGTACCAAGACAAATAGCAGATATGTCAATGCATATGCTTGCGCCAAAAAGAGAAGTAATTGTAGATATGGTAATGGTACAATTAATTAGTGCTATACTTATATTCATGGGGATTTTAATATTCAAAAATGGCGATATTAACCAAGGAGAAATGTCTATGTATTTGGTAGGAGTCTTTTTGTCCTTTATTCTCTTGACATCTATATATCAGCGAATAACGCGGTTTGTGTAAGCAATAGTGATTAAGCACACCTTACTCCGCATTAACATGGTTGAGCGAGAGCCAGTTATGAAACGTTCCTGTGCATTCTGTCAAAACGATGACAGAGTGGGTTTGGAAGAGGCCATTAAAAATGGTGAATTATCTTGTGCTCAATTAGATAAAGATATGAGTTGGAGGTCTAATACTGCCGACCGTCATTATCGTAATCACATGGGTCAATACCATATGGCTGCAAATCCATCTTGTTCTATTTGTTCAAGTGAAAATAGAGCAGATTATGAAAACAGATTCTTTACCGATGGTACTGAATCAGAATTAATAGCAGAAGAATTAGAAATTAAGGAGACTACAGTATATCATCATATGAAGCATCACTTTCAACCGTTAGTTCAACGCTCGGCAGCGACAGAAGTTGCAATTACAGTCGGAAATGAAATTACAGTATTACGAAGTAATGTCGAAAAACTCAACGGAAAACTTTCAGAATTAATGGATGAAGGGAGCGTACATGAAGAAGGGTTTGTGAGAAATGCAGTAACTTTACATAAAGAAGTAAGAGAATCAATAAAAGATTTAACCGGCTTCCAAGATAAATGGGGTACACAAATAGACGGTACTCAGGTAAATCAAACAATCAATATACTAAAAATAGAATTAGCAAAAGAAAGTCCTGAAAGTTGGAAAAGAATCAAAAGTAAGTTACAGGCAGAAATGGAGGAAGTTATATGATACCTGTGTCAGACTTAATGCAAGTCCAACATCCGGGTTATCGTACTTTTATACAATCTAATAATATGTCTGCTATACATTATCCTTTATTTTTTGATTATTGTATATGTGTGTCAGAAAGATTTAGACATTATGCATATCAAGAGGCTAATGTACTAATTAATGAAAATAGTCTAATGCACATAATAGATTGTATAAAGCAATTAGACGATACAGATGAGCCTGAAATAGTATTACCGTTAAGAGAACAAATAAGACATTCATGTTACGAGTTCTTAGAACATTGTAATGATATGTCTACTAAATTCAAAAGCCCAACCAGTATTTCTTTATTCTACAATGAGTTAGGACAACTCGTGATGCAAACTGCTTTTGAATTTGCGGGGGTACAACATGACTAAGCCAGTTAAGATTTTGAAGTCAGGTATGACAAGTACTGGTAGCGATACTCGTATGTATGGACCGAGAGGCGAATCCTCTCACATGTTCCGTAGTAATCATGAAGATGAAGGGGATGTTTACGGAGCAGAAGGTGGTGAATATCGTGATGCGAGAATTGACCGCAAAAAGAAAGAGCGTAAAGAAAGAGAATCTGAAATGAATAAGTTAAGACATATTTCAGTAACTACAGCAGATTTACCTCCTGAAGACGAGGAAGAAAAAGATGAAGACTTAGAACCAACAAAATTCGATAATGAACTTGAGCCTTCTTTAATGACCGGTACTCCGGGTAATTTCGGTGCTATGACTAGTATGGCTAATCAGGCTAGAGGACCGGGTTTTGCCGGTGGGCATAATTTTGCTATGGGAGAACCAATGGACATAGCCTTCCAGTTATTGAAAGGCGGGAGAGCCGGTTTTATAGGTAAAAAACCAAAGAGGGAAAAGGGTGCCAAAGCAAGAAGAGCGCATAAAGAAAGGCAGAAGAAATGGCGGCCTTCGACTGGAGAGTTCAAGAGACCTCCGGGTGGTATGACACCTGCTAGTGCTACATCTAGAAGAGCAAAGGCAAGAATGCGAGGTATTGCTGGTAGCAAGAAAACAGGGTTAGGTAGAGCACATCTTGCTGTCGAGATGTCTCACAGAGGTGTAAAAACTAAACAGCCTATGTCAAAAGATGTAAAGAGATATAGACAATACCTAGGTCAGTCCGAAGCAAGAAAGCGTTTAGGTAACATACGAACTGTATCTTCTACACCTTCTAGATTTGGTGCACGTTCATACAAAGCGGGGTTAACTGGCGGTGGTACACTACAAAGTCTACTCCCCGGACAAGCCCAACAAATGAGAAGACCATCACTTAGGTCAATTAGACCTCCACCATTAATGCCACCTACTGCACCAAACAGACCTACTTTACCTTCACCTTCCATACCGAGTCCTCCTGTAATGTCCCAACCAAGAATGGGAGTTGGGGTACAAAGTATGGCCGGCCAAAGTCCAAGTTACAGACCTAAGTTACCTAGTTCTTCGATACAAGGTGCACCTGTAATGACTGGTGAGATTGGAGAAGGTAGTGAACTACAAAAAAGGGGACTATCATACTACGACACCACAGAATTAAGACAATTACTCCTTGATGCTAAAAGAGCCTTGAACCGTAAAGAGAATAAGAAAAAAGGTAAAGGGGAGAAAAGCGTAGATGCTGCTAGTCATTTACCTGCCCATACAGAAGCAGGCCCGAAACAGACCACAAGACCTGAAGGCGCTACAGAAGATGCAAATAATGAGCCTCGCACATTTGGTATTAATCCTTTAGACCATCTTACAAGTAGAGGCGGTAGAACACCTTGATTGACTCATTCATCATAATGAAATCTCTTTTACTTAGAAAGGGAGACGGTAATTACAACCTGTTTGCAGGCCAATTACAAGCCTTGAGATACCCTCCACCTGATTCTCATAATCCTGACCCTGACAGAATGGATATTCCAGCATTCGCACACACCGGAGCACATGGTGAAAACGAATCAGGTATTCCCGGCGTAGGTCACGTATACCCCGGTCAATGGAAAAAAGGAATGCATGATGAAAATGTCTACGGCGATGAATCAGGCGGAGAACACATGCATGGTATTGACGGCATTATACGAGCAGTTGGTGATTCTCTTTTACAACACGGTATTAAAGTACCTGCTAAAGATGTAATACAAAAAGCCATAGACATGCATAATCAAGACCATAAAGAAAATAATCATTTACCAAATGTAGATGACGTTGCTTGGAGAAAAATACATTTATCGCCATTAACAGAACAAGACCATAGAGTTAGAAGTAATTATGACCAAGATGGTAATTTAACAACAACATACACTAATATGCATGGTGATGACCATAGAAATGGTACTTATTTAGAATCTTATGCAGTACCGTTCAATAATCAACTTGGTCAAGTTATGGGTGAGTTAGGTCATCCTACACCTAACCAACATAGTTGGATAAAGAAACCTTACGTTAAACCACATAGATTACATTTAGTTCCTGATGGAGAGGGCGGAATGGAATTTGGCGCACAAGCGGTTGACACAGGTAAAGTAACTGATGGGAGAATACAACCGAGTCAAGCAGCAAAATGGGGAGGTAGAATGCCTGATAGTAGAGCCTTTCAAAATATATCATCTTGGGGTATTGCACATCATTACCCAAACACATATTACATTCCTCAAAGAGACGCAGCCCCCGGACAAAAAAGCCAACCAAGAACACAAACAATTAATAGTTTTCTTCATCATATGGCTTTAACGACTGGGAAAGACAGAGATGGTATTCTGAGTAATCTGATAGTTGATAGTTCAGGTGCTATGAAACATTTAGCAAACATACCGGGAGAAATAAACGGTAAACCGATAAAAGCGTTATTACAAACCCCTGAAGGACAATTAGAGGCAGCAAAATATTTCTCTCAGTTTCCAGCATTTCAAGCAGTTTATGGAGAAAATAGAAATCCTAAATTTAATGAAGACGGTAGTGTGAAACAACCGGGTCAAACTGTTGGAAGAATGAATCATTTTTATGGTCAAAGATATGGTGATACAGCAGAAGAAGGAAAAGGATTCGACCACTTTATGAGCCATAGTAGTAAAATTGGTGTTGAACACCAATTAACTGGTAAAATAGGCCATCATAATAGAGCAAAAGATGCTTGGAGTAATGTTGTGCTTGCAGCATCGCAAGGAATTAACCACATGGATGATGAAATATCTCCTGAGGATTTACAGGCCGCTAATATTAATTTGTACGATACTCCTGAAACTAGGGCTAATGCTCCAAATATAAAAGCAATATTAGACCATTTGTTTCACACCCACACTATAGCAGGTGGACACGAAAGAAAAGAAATACCTACACAAGAAGAATTACAACAACTACAACCTATTGTAGATAATATAATTCAAGGTGGAACACATGAAGATAGAACTCAACTTGGCGTACCCGACTATATTAGATATTCAGAGATGCCTAATTCTATGACACCTGTGGGTGCATCTATGCAACCCGAAGAAAGTTCGTTAAAACCTAGAGATGGAAACGCAAAGGGTCAAGGCGGTGCACCTCTTCCGATTACCGGCGGGGCGGCGACGGCTGCAACTAATGCCGCACCACCACCTCAAACTCCACCTCAAACTCCACCACCAGTCAGACAACTACAAGTAAACCCGAATACGCCGGGTTTAAACCCTGAGCAACAAATGAGAGCAAAGTTTGGTAACTCATCTCCTGAAACAGTTCAGAATGTTATGTCTAGATTACCTCAATCACAATACCATCCTCAACAAGCGCAGACACTTTACCCCGGAGAAGCCCAAGTACCACCAGTCGGCGTATTATCTCCTCAAAGACAACAGCAAAGACAACAAGAGTTTCAACAAAATATGGGTGACCCCTACCAACGTTTTCTTTCTGACTATCCTACTAAAAGTAAAGATGGACATAATGCTGCCATGGATAGATTAATCAAAGCGGTAGAAATTCTACAAATAGAAGATGCAAGAAGCGATGACGAAATAATCAAACACATGCCTTCAGTACAATTAAGTGTAAATTCAATTACAGATATTCTATATTTAGCGAAAATGTTAGAGATTACATCTATGGATGTTAGTACAATATTAAACACTAAAGGCGATTGGCAAAGAATATCTAAGACATACGGATACTCTGACAGAGTAGTAAAAGTCGTCAAGGTTTCATTCGGAGGTGTCTAGATGGGTAAGGTCTATGTTTTAAGAAAAGACGCCGATGCTAATCAATCGTCAGCCTTTATGATGGGCGGCGGCCAATCGGGAGGCGGTTTAGGAAACGTCATGTATAATCTACCAAATTGGGTTACACCTGAGGAAGCGGTTTATGGAACGTATGACAAACAGGGCAACGTCACATCGCCCGGAGCATTACCCACGGATGGTACTGCCACTCGCGAACAAGGTAAACATGCAGAGAAATGGGCTAGAGGATTAGGCAGAGCGGGTCTATATGCTGGTGCTGGGTTAGGCGGTCTTAGCGCATTTTACAATTTGAGTTCTAGCGGTCAACCGCTTGACTTTAGTGGGATGGCAAATATAGGTACTGCTGCTTATACTGGGGGACGGACTGCACAACCGTATTCTACCACTTTAGGAGCACGAATCGGGGTAAGAAGAGGAAGAGGAACGGGTACACCTGAGAATAATACTACTGTGCCTACAATCGCCTCTCCAAAACAATTACCTCCTCCTCGGACAATAGATGCTGAGTTTACAGAAGAAGAAGCGATGTCGCCTACTAATTCTGCAATGGATTCTTTACGAGAGGAGAGTAGAAAACAAAATTGGTTTAATAATAATGATAATTATCATCCAATGAATGCTTTACGACAGGAGTATCCATGAGTAAAAGTAAAGAAGAAATGGAAGCATTTATTCTTAATATGGATAAAGAGATGTCTAAGAAATCATTCAAGTATTTTTTTGTAGATATGCTAGGTTTCTTGTACAATCATCATCATGAGTCTTGGAAAGTAGGTTTAGAAGAATCACAGTATTTTTGCGTTAAAGCGTCGAGAGACCACGGAAAATCTGTTTTCTTTATGATGTATGCCTTATGGTTAGCGGCATACAAACCTAATACCCACGTTATGATATTCTCCCACTCTCTTGAACAAACTCTTGAACACATGCGCTTTGTACGTAATATTATAGAAGGGAACGATATATTAAGACATTTGAAACCCCAAGGCAAACCTTGGGCTAAATCTTACTTTGAGTTTTCCAATGGTAGTCGTATGATGGCGAAGTCAGTTGGGGGTGCAACTCGTGGTTTCCACCCCGACATAGTAGTGTGTGATGATATTTTATGGGGTACTACCGCCAGTGAACTTGCTAAAACAGCAGATTGGTTCTATGGGGTTTTGTTACCTGTACTTCACCACAGCAGTAAACTGATGATGGTAGGTACTCCGTTTAGTTACAATGATTTGTATGCAGAATTAGAAGAGAAAGAAACATTTCGTGTTGAGACATATCCTGCGATAAATGAAGAGGGTGTTGCGCTATGGCCTGAGAGATGGGATTTAGGCGCACTAGAACATAGAAGAATGTCTATGCCCGCTATACAATTTTCACGTGAATATCTTTGTGAACCAATACATGACGTAGCCAGTATGTTTCCCGGCCCTATGTTAGAAAAATGTAGAGACCCGAAATTAGTTCTTTTAGATAGAGCAGAGACAAATTACAATGAGGAAGGTGAAGCAGATGGTGTATTTGGTCAACACTTTATTGGACATGACCCCGCTATATCTTCTGACAAAAATGCTGATTTTACCGCTATGACTGTAATGAGACAAAAACCGGATGAAATAATAAAAGAAATTGTCCATGTTGTACATGAAAGAGGTATGTCGTCTATGGCACAAAAAAGAATGATGGTCATGTTAAATAGTCGTTTTTCTCCTGATTTAATCGAACTTGAAGGTAACAACTTTCAAAGAATGTTAGCACAAGAAATGAGAGAATTACGAGCAGATATGCCTATTCGTGTTTTCATGACTACTAGAGCAAAGAAAGAATCTCTTTTCATGTCCTTACTTCTTGCATTTGAGCAAGGACATATAAAACTCCCATACGGTGATGAAAGGAGCAGGGCTTATACTCACAAAGTGGAACAAGAATTGAATAGATTCGGTATGCAAAAAAGTGGAAAGTTAGAAAGTGTGGGCGTTCATGACGATTTGGCTATGAGTCTTGCGCTTGCTAATTGGGCATCTAAAGAGTTCAAGGGTAGCGTAACACTCTTAGATGATTATATGCCCGGATTTGATGAGTGGTTCAGGGGAGACGAGAAAACAGACTCTCTATTGATACCTTAAGGTGATGGAAATGAATAATACAATAGTAGATGAAAAGGACATGAATACTAGTACATGGAGGTAATTATTTGAGTACTTTTTCTAAGAACAATGATGGGTGGTTTGAGTCTAATTTAGGCTATTCCGCATCCGACTTAGTTTATCGTTTAAGGAAAGCGAGAAGAAGTAACAAAGATGAAAAAGAATTTATTGATAAAGCAATAGATGACATACGCACATTGAAGAGTATGGAATTAGATGCTACAATAGATGTACATGAATGGTGTAGTAAATATTCCGATGTGATTAAACAATTAGGAATGTCAGATAATAATATGAAAGCATTAAGGAAATTTGGAGACTCTCGTGGTGTTAGTTTACAAAGAGCATGTTATCAATGGGAAAAAGCAGATAGTGCTTTGAAAATGCTAGAAGAGTATGAAGATGTGTGGGAAGACGAACAGAAGAAAGCATGGGTCGCTGCTATGGATGGTAAAAGAGATGCTAGGAAAATATGGAAGGCCACGTTACATCAAATGGATAAATTAACTGATAAAGAGCAAGAAGCAATAAATAAAAGTTCTGAAGTTCTATTACAAAAAGGTGTTATGAGTGGAAGAACTTTATTTGCTAATTTACATGATAGAAATATATTACATAAAAGTATGACATCTATGAAACTTGCAAAATTACTTTCTATGTATGGAGAAGAAGTTGATATTATTGCAGGTGCATCGAGAGGCACATTCGTTAAAATGGATAGAACTGGGTTAATCATAAAAGACCCATGGGCATATGCTGCTGGATTTTTAGATGCTGACGGATACATAACTATTACTGGTAGAGGTGAACCTAGGGCTGGTTTCATAGCAACAGGTACTAGAGGTAAAATACATTGTGAGCAATTACAAAAAACATTAGATTGTGGGATTTTACAGTTAGACCAAAAAATTTACAAAGATGGTCAAAGAAGTCAACATAGATTACAGTTTTATTCTAAAGCAGATATCAGTAAACTACTGAAAGGCATATTACCTTTCTTAGAAATGAAGAAAACGCAGGCTAAAGCAGTCCTTGCATATATTGAAGAAAACGATGGTTTAAAGAAAGAAGAACTAAAGAAAGTGGTAAGATATTACAATTGGAGCGATGACACCAATAAGTCGAATGCTCTCCTTTCGGAATGGGGAGTACAGGCCGACGATATAACTAAGTGGGCGGAGGCGATATAATATGGCAGAAGAGCAAGGAAGAATAGGTCGTTTGATATCTGCGTTAGGTAGTCCTTTCAGAAGTCGTACAACTCCTGAACCACAGATGCCGTTGTATACGACGGGTATTCAAGAGCCTGTATTAGCGCAAGGAATTACAATTCCAGCGCTGTATGCGGTATCACAAGAAAATTTAATTTTACGTACTGTAATATCTAAATTAAGTCAAGAGATATTTAGAAGAGGATACTTTTGGGAAAAGAAATTCCAACATAAGTGTGTGGATTGCGGAGAAGAGTACAAACAAGAAACAGAAGATTGTAGTTTATGTGGAGGGCAATTAAAACAACCCGATGTACAACAATTACTCTATCCTAAATGGTTACTAGAACAGCAAAACTCAATGGAACAAGATTTTATGCACGTTCTACAAGAAATAGAAAGAGACCTAGATGTGGTAGATGACGCATTTTTAATTTGTATAAAAGAATACTTCGTAGACCCTGAAGATTCAGATATTAAATTCTATAGAGTAAAAGAAGTAATTAGAGGAGACCCTATATTTATGAGAATAATTTCTGATAAGCGTGGTGTACGTGGTGGGAGATACAAAGTTTGTCCTTTACATAGAGACCAAATTTCTTACCCCGGTCAAGATGACAGTTGTGAAGTCTGTGGTAATAATATGCAAGAGGCACATTATGCTAATATGGCCGGAAGCGGTAAAACACAATATTACCTTGAAGGTGAAGTAATACATATTAGTAAATATAATCCATCTAAGTTGTATGGTAGAAGTCCAGTAAATACAATGTGGAGACAAGCAATGACTCTTACTGCAATGGACAACTACATGTATACGTCGTATCAAAAGAGAAGGAGTCCTAAGGGGATTATTTCTGTTACTACTGATAATCTAGAATCAATGAAGTCCTTTTGGAAAGGCGTTGATGAGAAGATGGAAAGAGACCCACACTACATACCTAAAGTTGGTATCGAATCTGCTACAGGCAGAGGTGGGGTCAATTGGGTCAAGTTCATGGACACTCTAGAAGAAATGCAATATATGCCTGTGAGAGATGAGTTAAGAAATAGAATTGCGGCTTTCTATGGTGTTAGTAGCATCTTTATGATTGATAGCGGAAAAAGTGGCGGGTTGAATAACGAAGGTATGCAGATTCTTGTAACTAATCGTGCTGTTGAGTTTGGTCAGAAAGTATACACACAAGTGTTATTCCCTAGATTGTTAAAGCAAATGGAGGTAACAGATTGGAAATTAACTCTTTATCCAAATGAAGAAGAAGATGAAATTACGCGTCTACGAAGAGATGAGATGGAAGTTAACCTTGCACAAAGAATGATGATGCTTGGATATAAGCCTGAATTAATGGAACAAGGAGATAGGGATATTAGATTTACATATCGTCAGATGAATCAAGAACAAGATGGTGCACCTCCAATGCCTCCGGGTATGCAACCCCCACAAGGAATGTCGCCCGGAAGTGGCGGCCCAATGGCGGGTGGTCAGATGGGTCAACAAATGGGAGCACAACCACCGGGATTATTGGCTAATGCAATGCCTCCTTCACAACCCGGAGGAGAAGGTATGGGCATTAGAACTCCTAGAGGTCCAGCCTCTCCTCAGAACAGAACAAGTGGAGGCATGGGTTCTCCTATGAGCAGCGTTCAACAACGCGGACCAAAAAATTCCGTTGGACAGGACAATTCTCGCGCTTTAATGAACTCTAGACGAATAAAGGGCGCATAATTAAAGTAGCATCGCATGTACGCAAAAGGCAGTGAATACCATGGACTTAATAAAAATGCACCCAATGGCTAGAAAAATGACCGCACATAATGAGGCATTCGGTAAGGCTATTGAAGACGGAAACGCTAATGATGCACGCCAACACCTTAATGAAATATTAAAGTACGCTGCTAACTTAGAAACAGATTTAGATTTCGTTGTTACAAAATCAGAAACTGAGGTAGTAACTCCTGAAAATGGTTGGGAACACAAAAGTCCTGTTTTGAAGTTCAATAAAACAGGTTCAAACTTTGACCCCTCTATGAGAGATAGACAATTAAAAGGTACAATAATCTCTGCAAGAACTAATACAACAATGCGACCGGCAAGAGGAACTTTTGGTCGCTATTCTCCGGGTAAATAAAACTGAGGCCATAATATGACAGAAACAGAAGTAGATGTTACAGAACGTTTGATGAACGCTCTCATTTCTAAAATGGAAACTATGGATAGAGATATCCAATCGGTACGTGAAGAAAATTCTGTATTAAGAAAAGCCTTTGATAATCCACAATTAATTCTAAGAAAAGCAGGTTATATGCCGTATAATACGCCTATGACAGAAGACGTAAGTGCGGGTGCTTTTAGGTCTGATATGGATACTGTATCAGGAAATGTAATGAAGCAAGATGAAGGAAACCCTGACAAATACTCTAATGAACAAATTCACGAAATGAGTTGGGATGATATACATGATATGGCTGACCAACATAAAGAAGTAAAGGAGATGTACTAAAATGGTAAGACCTAGATACGAAGAAGCATCAACAGAAGTATACAACATGTTAACGAAAGCACACAGTCTAGCAGATAGATTAGATACTCTTGAAAAAGATTCTGCAAAGCCAATGTGTCCTTGCGGTAGTGGAAAGGCGCAGAATATCTGTCCTTGTGACAATAACGTAGCGAAAGGCGACCATCATTACTCTACTACATTTTCTACAGAACCTGAAGGTATCGAGTTCCACGCAGAAAGTGGCGGTCGAACTCGTAATGCTTTCTATAACACAAATCAAAGTCTTTTAGATTCCACAGATGTAGCAAATAAAGGTGCTACAAGTGAAAGTGTAAATCTAGATGTTCTTCCAGTAAACACGCACGATACAGTAAATCGTCTCGTCGAGGGATGAGATTGAGTAAAGTGTACGTCAAAAAAGGCGTAGCACAAATGGAACCCTGCAAGATGTGTGGAGCAACTGCGTATGAAGGTTGTAAACAAGCAAAAGGGCTTTCCTTAGGCGAATGTCCATATTACCGAAAATACAACCTTGGGGGTTGAGGTGATGATATGGAAGAAGATGCCGCAGAAGTATACATCAGACACCGTACTGAATTGATGAAAGCAATTTTTGATAACACTAATCCCGAACAAGAAGTCGGTGATTACTTACTTTCTAAAATAAATCTAGAAAATCATGACATAACTTATGATAAGATAGGGCTAGATTTAGTCTGTGACTCTTATAGCAACTATGTCTTGACTAAGGCAAAGAAAAAGCAAGGAGAGACTGGTACTTTACACGGTCATAGACCTGCTATGGATAAAGTGTATGGTAGTAATCATGAATGGAAAAATAGAGTAAAGCGTGCATGGAACGAAAATGATAATAAAAAACATAATTACAAACTACATTCTCCACAAAAAGATGGTGAAGATTATCTAAGTTACCACGAAAGAAATTTAATTCCCGATTCAATGAGACATGCTTTGTGGCCTGAAATAAACCCTCATACGATTGAGTTTGACCACAAGGATGAAACAAATGAGGCCATATTAAGGCCAACAGAACATTATAAAGACGCTAATCCATTTAGTGAAAAAAATCACCCTATGCGTAGAAGAAGAGTAGATACCAGTATGCCTGAGTGGGAAAGCACATTACGAAATTATTATCTTTCTGATTTTGGATGGGCGAAGAAAGGTAAAGATATAGAAAATGCACACAAGTCTTTCCATACTAATAAAGATAAAACAGGCGTACAGGATATTCGAGAGTTAGTTAAAGTCGGAGAGGCTATTAAGGATAAAACTGGAATAGCAACTGGTAAGAAAGAAGATGAGTTTAAGACTGTAAAAAATGTAAAACACGGTATATATCATGGTATAAATAAAGGTACTGAAAGTCACAAAATGTCTTTCTTAGGTGGTAACGATGGTCATGAAGGTAGTATGAATCATCAAGATGATATAAGAATTAGAGATTTTGAAAGATGGAAAAAAGATTACCCCGAACGTGTAAAACAATTAGAAGAAGATGGTGAGGATTTAGAAGAGACTCATTTTAATGATAGAATGAGAAAGTTAGATAGTAATGATATTTTTGAAGAGAAAATAAATCCTAAGACTAGTACTAACGTTTATGAAAATATAGACAGACGTGGTGAATCTACGTTAGAAGATGTGAAGAAAATACCTCATGGGCATGGAATGGGTTGGGATACATGGAATCATGGTTTAGAGTTCTTGAATCCAAAAGAAAGAAGTTTAGTCATGAAGCATATAAACGAACACGGTACCGATGACCCAGCACATCAATCAGTTACTTTACCTGATGGTCAAAGAATACACATGCATCGAATAAAAGCAAATCTGCAAATGAGGAATAATGCAGAAGTAGACCATTGGACTAGAAGTCAAATGCACGCTGGCCCAAATAAGGCTAAACACATAGAAGCAAATACTGACAATCTAAAAACAGGAACTGAAGGAGTGGTATCTAAGGCATTAAAAGACACATTAATAAAAGATAATTTTCCATATCATGGTGAGCGTTTTAAGTATATAGAAAGAATGGTAAAAGATAAAAAAACTGGTGAATATAAACCGAAACTTGTAAAGACTAAATTGTTTGATGAAACTGCCCATGAAGCGTTAATTAGAAATTTAGAAGAGCATCACGAAGGGGATAAATTACTAGAATACGAAGAAGGGAAATTAACGACTGATGAAGAAAGTGGTGAGACAACAATAGCGCCCGGAAAAAGTAATTTACCACCATTTGATGCAAGAGATATAGGAGAATATCAAAAAAGCCTTAGTCAAGGTAAAACTATGAAAGAAGCATTTGGTAAAAAAATACATGCGGGTAGTGATGTAGTTTTAAGTCCTGAAGGATTACACACTTTAGTAGGATATAATAAAAATGATTTAACTAACTCACTACATCCTATGTTTAAAGGTCAAAAAAAACCTTTCTTAGAAAAAAATATAATGAAAGAAGTTCTGAAAAATATAGATAGAAGTACAGGTATTGCTAATAAATCTAAAGATATAAGGAATGGAATGGGAACGTTTAGAGCACCGAACGGGCCTAGAAAAGATAATCCTCTTTTAGAAGAAGGAGAAGAAAAAAACTACTATGACCATGAAGGTAAACTCAGAACTCTAGCATATCCGTTTTCTCAGTCATTTACTAATCGAGGTGGTGTTGGTAGACCTATTACTACGCTTATGGAAATTTTACATGATTTTAAATCAGAAGGTCTTACATCAAAAGGTGATGTAAAACCTACTTTGAAGTCACTTATAGAATATAAATTAAATCATAATATGGAGAAAGGAATAAGTACCTTGAAAGCAGGTTCTACATCACCTTTTGGTGTTAAAGACGCAGACAATGTGATAGATGCAAACCCTTCTACTGTGGGGGCTTACGGTCACCTTCATTCTGACTACTTACCTACAAAACAACAAAATCATTACTCCGCTTTAGGTATTTTATCAAAAACAGATACAACTTCACACTCTCAAAATTTAACTGGAACTAAAACGGGTAAGGGTAGAAACACCAAAACAAACAGTAGTGACCACGACCATACTCGGTCTCCCGGTTTAGCACCTTTGTTAGAACACGGTCTAGATAAAAAGTATAATAGTTCACTTACTAAATATTTGACGGGCAATCTTACATCTAACGCTTATACTCAGACAAGTGCTAGAAATATAATGTCGAGAGAGAAATATAGTAAATTGACTAAAGAACAACAACAACAATATAATATTCAAGGTGAATCATCTGTTAGAAATTTAGCAGGTGAATCGCATTATCGTGCAACAGTAAATGGTAGTACTAGCCCGCCTAATAACCCAGCGCAGAGATTCTTAAACTTCAAAGATATAGAAAATAATCCTAATTATTTGAGTACAGGTGATGATATAGATGACGTTATGACTGCATTACCATCTAGTTATATTAAAAATCCTAAAGATACTTTACCCAAAGGCTTCTTTGACGAGTTACTATCTATACAAGAAGAATTTGAAAATACAGATGACCCTGAAAAAATAAAATACCTAAAAAGTATGCTTCAGCCATTACAAGAACAATACGCAACTGCAACAAAGAGACAAAGAGAATATGGAGGGCAATCCAAACCACGTGGCGACTTTGGCAATGTACGAAAATACATGGAAGAGGCTCACGGAAGCGATAGAGGCGGGATTGCAGAGATATTTAGAACAGTAATTGCACCTGCAATTCTAAAAAAGAAACCCGACGCATTCCATGAAGATAATCCTAAGGCTTTACTAAATATTTTGAGAGGTGTAAAAGATGCGCAAAGACATCTTTATGTTAATGGAGACCACAATGTAAAGATTAGTGCACACACCCACTCATCCGAAGAAGAAGATATGTCATCTGATATACAATATAATTTAGCCAAAGGGATGAAACAGATTGGTAAAGTAACAGATAATGTAATTGACCCTAGTAAACATAATGTTAACGATGTCTTAGAAATGTTAGATTTACCAAACGATGATGCGCATAAAGAGCACGCACAGAGATACTTAGATACTTTATCCGGTCCAGTACATGGGTATAGTTTAGGACAACTTGCTACAATGGGATTACAATGGAATCCTGAAAATAAAGAAATGTTCGGAGTAGACGGAAATGGAGATGTACACACTCATCTAGATAATACATTAAGAGAGGCTCGTGGAAAATTTCCACCTGCAAGAAAAGATACTGGTAACGTATATCCCGAAGGACATAAGAAAGCAGGGAGGGCTTCTACAACTAAAAACAATGATTACGATAGAGCAGTTACTGAGTTCATAGGTAATAATCAAATTTATAACAGTATAGACTTTTTACATCAAAATGCTAGACAAGAACAAAAATTAGATAATTATGGTTTACAATATCACCAAGCACCTACTCCTTTAGGTGTAAAAAGTAAACAAACTAACGCTCATAATAAAAGCAATGAAGGCACTTTATTACACGAAAGTAGAGAAGGGCGGAAGTCATTAGAGTATCACCATGCTAGAAGAAAAGATATGGCTAGTAACATTCTTTCTTTTGACACTAGCCCTGATATTGATTTGAAATCTAAAGTTGAACCTAAAACAATTCACAGCATTGGTTGGGGTAATGAGCAAGTAAAACCACTTAGAAGTCTTGAGGGTGCAACTCCAACCGACCAGTTCACCAGCGGTCTAATGGATTGGGGTTGGAGTGGAAAAAAAGCAGAAATTGGTACAGAACACGATTTTGATGGTAACTCTGTTGTAGGCACTAATATGAGTGAAGAGAACTTCCCTTCTGTGCCTTTTAGTTATCTACAGTCTTTACTTCGAGATTCACATTCGCCTGAAAATATACAATCTATGTTAACTAATGCAGAACCCTTTGCTCAATATCCCGCACAAATGACTCAAAATATTGATGGTGAAACACCAAGTGATGATTATCAGAATGTATCTAAAGCAGATTTACCTAAAGAAATACCACTAATAGAGCCACTACATAGAATCTTTGAACTTAAAGACATGTCTGAATTAAGAGGCTTTACTGGTGAATGGGTTGTGTCTATTCACAAAGATGGTACAAGATGTAAAGTTAGTAAAAAGAATGGTAGAATAGCAATAGAAGACGAAAATGGCGTGAAGCAATCTTGTAGTGATGAATTAAGAGATTCATTCAAAGCGGCGTGTAAGAAAAATTATGTTGTTGACGGAATAATGGATGATGGTGATTTCTATATTAATGACATTTTGTCATATGATAAGGATGAAGTTACTGAACTAACTACAAGAGAGCGCATTAAAATCTTAAGAGGGCAGTTTGAGAGTTACCACCCTGTATTCATACCTAGTCCATCTGATATTAGAATTACAGATGAAGTTGGACTAGAAGGTGCGGTAAAAGAATTGGGTAAAGATTCTGATAAGTTATTGCTTCGTGATGCAAAGTCTACTTACATGAAAGGAGAAGAGAAGCATCCAAAGTGGGTATTACTTGCTAAATCTGATATTTTGTACCATGTGCCTTTTACTATGGAGATTGATGATAGTCACTTTATCATCAGATTACCCGAAGATGTTGTGAAATACGATATTGTAGATGAGAAGGCCGTGAACCCTGTAGCCGCTATCGGTGAAATAACCAATTCGGATTACTCTATACGGTTAGCAAAAAGCCTTGAGTCTTATTGGCAAGACGGTTTAATTGAATTGTTAAAAGAAGAAACGCAAATTGAAATACAAGAGAAGGTAGGGGAAGAGACACAGATTGAACCTGAGTTAAACGAAGAAGAGATAGAAGAAGAAAGCGCTGGCATCTTGAAACCTAAGAAAGATAGAAACTTAATTATGAAGCCAAACGATATGGCGAAGGCGCTATTACTAATTGAAAGAGCCTTAGATAAAATGCAAAAAGGCCATAGTAACATGGCTGGAAGAGGATTAGGAATAGATGTTGGGGGCGGTGTTGAAAGCCCTCGTGGACCTACTTCTCTTACGGCAGAGCAGGCTTTGCCCGATTGGGATATGAAGAAGCGCCCTACTGAGGACTTGGAGAAGCCGGAAGATTATCCGGGTAGAAAACAGAAAAAGAGGCAATCCGTAGAGCAGTCTAGCGTTTTTAATGAAAGAAGCCTTGATGAGTAGTCCCGTAGCATATATGTAGTAAGGTTTTACGTATGGTGAATTAGTGTGCTCGGTAGTCAACAACTATTCAGAAACGGCGATGGCCCAATTAGTATCCTCAAGGGTGCTAATGACCTCATCGTTGCTGGTTATGCCAGCGTTGAAGTTGTAGACAAGCAAGGCGACGTAATAACAAAGGAGGCATTGAAACACGCATTTCGGAAATTCATGGAAAATCCGTCATACAGAAATGTTCAATTGGCTCACAGTAATATACAAATTGGAGACGTTGTACCGAATTACACAGATAATGAAGGGAGGTTGTGGAAAAGCGAAGTCGATGATGTCGGAATGTTTGTAGTTGTAAAATTACGAGACGACATCGAGAAAGCAAAAGAGGTTTCAGCAGAAATCAGAAAAGGCGTTCTCAGAGGATTCAGTATCGGTGGTCAAGCGTTTAAAAGAGTCAGAAAATCAGACCCAAAACGAGGAGACTACCAAGAAATAAGCAAACTGGAACTTCATGAAATAACGATTTGTGAAAAAGGCATCAATCCCGAAGCAACATTTAGCATACTAAAAGAAGATAACAACACGGAAGTGAATAAAATGACAGAAACAGAAAATGATAATGAAATGATGAAACAACTTGGTAGCGTACTTTCGCGTTTAGAAGGTCGGCTTGACGATATGGAAAAGGGCGAAAAACCTGCTTTCCTTGAAGAGAAGAAAGACGACGATAAGAAAGATGACAAGAAGAAAGAAGAAGTAGCGGCAGTAGAGGAAGTAGAAAAGTCAGAATACTCTGATGTAATTACTTCTGATTACCTTAACTGGATGGAAGACACTCTAAAGAGTGCTGGAGTAAATACTGCCGAGGCACGTACTCACTTCGACGACTTAGAGAAAGCCAACCTAGGCTCTACACCTGAAGAAATTCAGGCTAACCACAAAGGTCTAACTGGTCAAGCACCGGGTAGAACACAAGAAGGTGGAAACCCATCAACCGGTGCTATCGCAGCAACCACAGGCGGTGGAGTGAAGAAATCAGATTTCATTAACCCAGCATCACTTACAGACTCAGACATTGAGTCTGCGTATGAAGTATACAAAGCAGCGGCTCTTGAAGAAGAGTTCCGTGGCTCTCTAGAAAATGATTTCGCATCTCGATATGCGTCAGAGCGTACAACAGAAGTTGCAAAAGCAGAAGCAGCAGCATATGATGCACGTGGACCACTAGATGAGATAAACAAAGCAATCAGCGCACTTTCGGAGCGTATTGAAGCAATCACCACTCCAACAGAAACTGGAGAGCAAATCACAAAATCGGATGCTGATGCACCAACACTAACAGTTCCTTCAACAGAAGATTTAGCAAAAATGTCATGGGATGAAGTTCATAACTTGGCATCTAAGGCTTTTGAGTGATATAGAATATAAAATGGAGATGAAATAAAATGGCACGAAATTACGTACGAACAATAACAGACATGGAAAGATACTACTATGGAGCAGGTAACGCAATGGGTTACTCATACTCAGGTAGTGAATTACTCAAGGCCGACAGCCCTATGCTGTCAACAACAGGTGGTACATACCAAGCAATCTATGGTCGCAAAGTATGGTCACAATTAAATCAAGAATTTAACGCATTCTCTATCCTACCAAAGAAACCATGGGATAGAAGTGGATGGCGAGTTATCACCGATAGGCCAAACAGCGGAGCAATTGCTGGTAGCGGTATTGCTGAGAACGGCACACTACCTGAAACTATTAAACCAGCATTCCAACATGTGGCAGCAAAACCTAAGACTATCGCTCACACATTCGATATGTCTGAAACTGCTATCTTCCTTGCTGACAAGGATGACGGAATGGGCGATATTCGCTCAGTCATGAAAGAGGAAATGGGTAAACATCACGCAGAAGTCATCAATAAGATGATGTGTGGTGACGTTGACACAGTAGCAGGCAATAATTTCGAGTCTCTTGACCGAGTTACTGCTGGATACGCTGCCGGTGCTGCATCTAAGACTGGACTAAGTACAGACGGTGATGCAATAAACGCAAACGGTGACCTAGACATATACAGTATTAGCAGAAGTGCAAATACATGGTCTAACGCTGAAATGAGTGTAAACGCAGTAGGTGGGACGCAAACCGATAGAACACTTTCTCTAGACTTATTAGATGAGATGTTCCAAAAGATGTGGATTCGTGGTGGAAACCCGAAAGTTATGTTAACTGGATATGATACTCTAATGAGAATCCAGCAACTTCTACAATCACAACAGAGGTTCATGGAAGAGAAGAGAGTTACCCCTACCTACAACGGTGTAAAGGGTGTACCCGGAATCGAGGCTGGTTTCATCGTAGCAACATACAACGGTGTACCAATCATTCCTACAAAGAACATGGCAGCAGACACACTATCAAGAGTTTACTACCTAGATACAGATTACTTACACTTCAGCACAGCAATTCCAACACAATACTTTGAGAGTGGAATAGAAACTGGTGACCCATTCGCAATCAACAGACTGGGCCAAGAAGGACTATACCGTACTATGGGAGAACTATGGACAACTTTCTTCGGAGCACAAGGGAGCGTAAGAGACCTCAAATGAGGTTGTCTTGGAGATAATAAAGGAGTGAAAAGATATGGCAGATACATTAACATTAGGCGGAACAGCGACAGCGGCATTAGTAGGAGCATGGGAACTTAGAGCGGGTTCTCATAACACTACAGAATGGTTAGATGGAGCAGCAGATACATCCTATCCGGGCGGGGGTCCGGGTACATTCAGCGCAGTAAATAGCGATGGAGCAAACGGATACGACCCAGCACCAAAGATGGCATTAATTAACGTAACAGGTGGAGCAGATGGTGAAACAATCATTCTCTCCGGTGGAGCATCAGCAATCCTGAGCGTTATGGCGACCGATGGTGGTACAGCAGCAGTAGCAGTTGGAGCATCCTTTACAGGACTAACAGCAACCTTGCAATACCTAAGTGGTTCAGCAAACGTTACAACAGTAATGGTACTATACAACTGAGGTGGTTTAACTGCCTATAGTTACATTTGTTGGCAATCTCTACATGAGACCTAATACAGACCCCTCTATGGGTGACTGGATTAGAGGTAATCCTGTAGAAGTTACTGAAGATTGGTTAGTTGCTAATAAAAGGCAATTAAAACCATCATTGTTTGTAATAGAAGGTGCAGCATACGATTTGCTAAATGACGGACTACCTGATGTGGGTTGGATAAAAGCAGACATCGTTACATGGTTAAAACAACAAGGTCTAGAAGTATCTAATGGATACAAAACTAAGTCTTCATTGTTATCAATGGTGGATGGTGTTTTAACCCCAGCCCCTGTCGAAGAAGTTGTAGTCGAAGTCGCCGCTGAAATTGTCGAAGAAGTTGTAGTCGTAGAGACTCCAATTGAAGAAGCAGTTGTTGAGGCAGTAGAAACAACAGAACAAGAAATTTAAGGAGATAAAAAAATATGGCATTTAGTAGTACAGAAGATAACAGAACACACGTATTAGGCGACCTGATGATGGTTACCGGAGATTGGAACGCAGCGAGCGTAGCAACAGGCACGATAGTAACGGGCCTATCAGATATTCTTGCTTGCGGAGTAATGGGCGACACCTTTGGTGACGTTACTGGTGGAGGCGTAGACGGAGCATTTGCTATCGTCGCAGACGCAGCACCCGGCTCATTAGTAGTCGATTGCGTCAGTGGAAACACTGGTTCTTGGTGGGCATTAGGAAAGCGCTGATTAAGGCGGTGACCTAAATGGTAAAAGCGATACAAGTAATTGGACCTTACAGCCCTAGAGATTTCTCAGGGGCAGGTAATGACGGTACGTTAAGCACCGCTATGACTACTGATATCGAAGCATTAACTGGCTATGCTAGTGCTAAAATAATCTCAGTCGAGCCAACCACAGTATTAGGAAATATATTCTTAGTAATATATCAGAAAGCATAATAGAAGGTGGTGTGAGTGAATGTCAGGATTCGAGTTACAAACGCTTGATATCGACGACATAAGCAGAGCACAAAAACAAACAGTTCGCGCAGATATTACATACGACGCTCATACAGTGAATACAGACTCGCCTTTGAGCGGTATCACTACTAAACAGAGGACAAGAACGAGTGAACTCTCCGATGTACTCGATATAGGAGCAGGTACACGCTGTGCTCATTGTGGTATGCTTCACTTTTTATGGAGAGCAACCTGCGGCGCATGCGACAGACCTATGGAGTATAACCTCGGTAGCCGTAACGAGGAGGCGAGGCTCTAATGCCACAAGTATTCAGTCCGGGTGAGGGAGAGACAAGACCTCTTGACCCAACAGCAGTCGTTTATACCACAGCACAGAAAGTTGCTGATTTATTAGACATAGGCCCACAAGAAGCGGTAGTTGCCTCATATAATAGCGATAATAACGGCGTGTATGTTACTGGTGCTGATTATAGAAATATTGGATTCTCTTCAGGAGACGTTATACTTGTTTATTCAGATGCAGACCCAATGGGATTTGAAAAAGAAATTGGCGCACCTACAACAAGCATCAATGGTGTAAAATTACCTTTTGCTAGTGGTACTGTTACCGCATCAGATTATCAAACTGCTGATAACACTTACATTCAGAATCAAGCCTCTTTCTCTAATGGTAGAACACGAGGTGTTACGAAAAGTAAAGTTGAAGATATTATACTACGTATGCAAGACCACATAGACAATAGAACCCATAATGCTTGGAGACCTTATCTTGTGCAAGCGGAATACATTAATTTCGACACATACAAGCCGTATAGACGTAGATACTACACAGATTATGTAGGTACAGCGCCTCTATTATTTAGAAATGTACAGCAAATATTACGTCTTGAACTATGGCAAGGAGACGATTATAGAGAGATAGCATCAGCGGAAGCACGTCTTTTAATTCCTGAAACGGTACAAGGAGAAACAGGTTCTATAGTCCTATCACCGGGTAATGGGACGGCAGCGACAATGACAATTGGTACAGGTACTAATCAATGGAGGTCTGCTTTTGATAAAAATACAACAGCACAGAATCTTGCTGATTTAATTAATAAAGAAGATAGAGTAGGCAAAACATCTGTGGAATTTGTACCAGCCTTTACTCTTGAAGGTAATACTTCTAACGTGGCTGTACATAATGAGTTTTTAGCATCTGCAAATTCGGATTATGGTACGGGGATTATAAAAATTACAAGTATGAGAGATACAAAAGGTGGAGAATCTTCTAGTATAGTTACCACAAATACCAATATTGAAATCTCTCAAACTACTAGTGTAAGCACTACATTTACTAGTTTGGCTAGTACAACAATAACAGTAGCCACGACAGATGGATTTGTGGCTGCTGGAGTAGTTGTAGACGCTAGTGGGGATGTATTTAGTTACACAGGAAAAACAGATACTACGTTTACGGGCTGTACGATAGTTGTAGGTTCTGCGTTATCTGATATCGCTGGGGCATTAAAGCAAGATAAGTTTGTTATTGATTTACACGGTGGTAGTTCTAGTGGAGATAAAGGTCGTTTGCGCGATTGGTGGATGGATTCAGAAATGGGCATTATCTACTTTAACAACTCATACCCTTTCTTTGAATGGAATGCAATCAAAACATCTTATATTTATGGCGAAAGATATGTAGACAAGGCTATTGAAGATATATGTACTAAAATGGTAGCCATTGACTTACTCTTAAGTGACGATAGAAGCGTACTCATACCTGAAGGTACACAGAATGTAGACATATCGTCTAAGATTCAACTTTACAAAATGGACATAGAAAAGACATTTCCTCGTTATATAGAGGTGGTTACCTTTGAGTGATACAGAAAAAATAGTTTACGATGAGTGGAAGAAAACTATAACTGCTGAATTAAGTAATAAAGAGTATCAAGCAGATTTACAAAAGGCAGTCACAGAAGGTCCGGCGGAATATAGAGAGGCTGTAGAACGTTCTGAAAGAGGACTAGAACCCAAAAACATGAGCATTGAGCAAGAATCTGCGATGAAAAATAGAGTCAATAGACGAATGATGACAGAATCCCCCGGTCTTATGGAACACAAACTAAAGAATGATGGTGGTAAATTAGTACCTGATTTTAAAGCCCATGAGCGTGAAAAACGTAAGAAGGAGTTTGCTAAATGGTAGCGACATTCGATGAAGGTATTGATGTAGTACTTGATGTACTCAAAAATAACTGGACTAGAGGTAACACTAACAATTACAAACCTGTGATTATTGATATAGCAGATGAAAGTCCTGAACGTGGTAAGAGACTTGACCTTGATAGAACGGATTATATTATGGTGTTTGAAACAGCACATAACGAAGAGTTACCTGAGATGTTGTATGATTTCGTCACCACACGTATCAATATTACAGTTGATATGCGTACTACGAGAAGTAGAGACCAACTGAAAAAGATGGAGAACGAATTAAGAAGATGCATACATCTTAAAAGGAAAGGTGATGGTGTAAACTTTGATAGGCTTGTGTACAAAACACGTACCGACTTATCAGATAGAAGTAAAAAACTGTTCAGAATGACCTTTCAGATAGAAGTTGTTATCTTTGCAGAGTTAATCCCATGAGGTGAGAGAGAGCCATGCCATCGACAGTATACAAGGGTGATTTGTCCGAGATAACCTTCGGACACGAAACAGGAGTGAGATTAGAGCATGATTATGCAGCAGGTACATCTTTTACAGATGCTACTTGTGATTACAATAATGCTGTAACAATAACAAACGATGCTAATGCTGCAATAGTAACTGGATTACGAGTGACTGGTACAGGTATTCCAACTGACGCTTATGTTGCCTCAATAGTAAGTTCTAATGCTGCCGGAGCAACGACTTCATTTACTTTATCTGTTGCTACTACTGGTGGTGCTGTAACTAACGGTACACTAACCTTTGACCCCGATTTCAAGTTTATCGCTGGTGGTGGAGATAAAGATACAGTAAGTGATACTAGTGTAATTTCTTTTAGAGGTGGTCAAGCGGATACTCCTGTATTTGAAGGCATTCTTGAATACCCTAATGGTATGTTAGTCGGCAGTAAAGTAATATTTACAATAGCAAGTGGCAGTCCTGAATGGGATACGCAAGACGACTATGCGGTATCGGGTAGGATGTTTACTATAATTAAACAAGAAGTTGCTACAAGTGGTGATAACAACGGATGTACCGAAATTACTATTACACCCGCTTTGAAAACAGACCATAGTTCAGTAGACAAAGATTCTAAGGCTAATGATGTAATGACTATCTTACCTTTTACGACACCTGCGATGGACGTAGGTATGCAACACGCTGATGCAGCAAACACATCTGCTGAGAGTGTATTGACTGACCAATTCGTTGGACTAGTAAGCACTGTCGCACTTCCTGAGACTAAAGTAGACCTCAAGAGATACCATGTTGTAGGACTTGGTAGAGATGTGGCAGTACAAGTACCGGGCAGATTTACTAATACCGGTGGTTCATTCGAGTGTAACATACACAATGGTCGATGGTTCTATTATTGTTTAGGACATGAAGTTGTAAGTGCACCGGAAGTTAGACAAGATGGGCATGGAAGTGAAACATATACATTGACAGCAGCCGCTTATTCAGGTGACTCGTACATTACATTCGATAGTAGCGGTTCTACTAATCCAGCAATTAATTCTGTGAATGTAGGTGTAGGTGATTACGTTTTCTTACTCGGCGGTGACAATACAGAAGGTGTTGACAAAGTAGATGTGCAGAGTTACAGAGATACAAATGTAAATGCGGAAGTATTTACAGACGCTACTTGTGGCTACAACGATGACCCAACTATTACAATGGATAGTACCGCTAAGTTAATTGTTGGTATGTCTGTGTCCGGTACAGATATTCCTAGTGGTGCGACAGTATCTAGTATAACTAACTCTACTACTTTTGAATTGAGTGCATCCACCACAGGTGGTAGTGTAACTAATGGTACTCTAACTTTTGACCCAAGAGATATTTCTGCATGGCCGAATGTAGACGCTACGAAAATAATTGATAAGGCTATGAAAGAAGAAGCAAGAAGAATAGTAGCCATTACTGTAACTGGTGGTATTGGTAAAGTTTGGTTAGACGACCCTCTACAATTCTCGTATGAAGATAATACAGTAGTAGAGTTTGCTAGATATGCAGCAGATGATAGCAATGGTAGTCCACATAGAAACACGACCACAGGGGCAATCACTAAACCAGTCAGTCATTTGTTCTTCTCTCGTACAACTGTGCCTTCTTTTGCTATGGAAGTCAGTGTTAGAAGAAGAGACATAGACAGTAACGATGGTACTACCGATGGTGGTACAGGAGATTCAAAACAACTAACACGTGTCTTTAGAGGCTGTAAAGTGAAAGATTTCTCACTAACCACAGACACAGACGCTGCTCTAAGATTGACAGCAAACTTCGATTCAGCATTGTGTTACACAGATACTGGTAGGTTAGAAGCAAGTAACAAGGGAGATAGATACAATACACACAGACTCTTTGAAGATACTGCTAATACAGAAGTAAAGAGAAAGATTTCAGGTATTGGTAAAGGGACTCAGAAACCATTTATGTTTTACAACGGTTCTATATCTATGCTAGGTACAACATTGGGTCAAGTTGTTTCATTCACATTAAACGGTAAGACTGGTGTAGAGCAGTACTATACTATTGGTGCGGCTAACATAGCGAATAGTGCTACTGACCAAGTGCCATTTGCTGGTACTCGTAACCCTACACTAGCAGTAGAGGGTAAAACAGAGTATGACCTTGAAATGGAGATAATCGTAGACGACCCTCTATTCTATCACAATATGCGTAGAGCAGTTGAAAACTTTGATGAAACAGACGAGACTGCGCAAACAGATGCAGACATGATACGTTTATCTTTCACAAAACAAGTATCTAGCGGTACGGCAGAATCTATTGACATACTAATGGATGATTATTACATCGTTGAAGCACCACTACCCGTACCTGAGGATAAAGGACCATTGAGGGCAAAACTAAAGATTCTACCTAAATCAGTAAAGGTTATCGCTGTTGATACAGTTATACACGCTTGAGGTGGTATAGTGTTACCAACTGCTGTTAAAAGAGTTCAATTCTACTCACGCAATTCTCATGAAAAATATGTCTATTGGCTAATTGATATTGTCAAAGTACCATACGATAAGGCTTTGTTAAAGACTAATTCTAGAAATGTCGTAGATGCGATGGTTGTTAAAATGATAAACGAAGGTAAAACCATTACAGAGACTACTGTACTAGCGCCCATAATTCGAGAAATAGAAGATGTTACAGAAGATACCGTAGTAGAACCTATAGTAGAACCTATACTAGAAGAAATAGAAGAGCAGATAGAGCAGATAGAGCCGTCATGGGTTGAATCCGCTAGAGGCGCAATAGGTGACGTAGTGGAAGACGTAGCGGAAGAAATACAAGAGAGGGTAGAAGACGTTGTTGAAGTTATTGAAAATGTTATCGAAGATACAGTTGGGTTTACTTTTGACAGACCTGTTGAAGTTACTGAAGAAATGATGATAGTCCCCGATGTTGACAATCCGTTTGGTGGGGAAATTGATTACAATTCTTTCACCATAAGAGAACTCCAAAAAGAATGTAAAGCGCGTGGAATCACTATTCGTGGCACTAAATCTGAGGTAGTGTTAAGGCTACGACACGATGACGCAGGGATTGTCGAACAACCGACACAAGGTGTAACCGATGCCCCCTCGCAAGAGGCTGCGGACGTAACGCCGGATGCCCCCTCGCAAGAGGCTGCGACCGAGGAAGTGACAACAAATGACGATAGTAGACAAACAGAACTTACTGACGAAGAAGAGTGAACAAAGGCACGAAATCCGTGTAGACAAAGAAAATCCTGATTTAATGATGGAAGTATGGGTTAGAGAATTAACTTTCTTTGATGTACAAAAAGCCGCACAAAGTATGTTTCAGATGGATGGCGATGACATATCGCTGAATCTAGAAGGATACTGGCGTTACGCATTTTCCAACTGGGTAGTTAGAACTAACCCTGAATTAACCGTAGATGACATGATGAGCCTAAATGCATATGTCGGTCAACAAATTGCCTCTCTATTACCAAAGCCCGATGAACTGGCGGAGGCAATGCAGGGGGGTTTTACGAAAGCGAGCAACTAAGAGTTCGGCAATTTCTAAAGAAAAAGGTAATAAAAAATCCTGACGATTTAGAAATGCAGATGCAGTTGTTCGCCTACATCGTAGCGAAACATTACAGCATATCGCTGTCTGAGGTATACCATATGAGTGAAGGCGTGTTCAAACAATCCCTATCTTGGGCATTGGCTATTAATGAAGAAGAGCGTCTCGCAGAGAAGAAGCAAGACCTTGAGAATAGAACAGACAGTAGCGATGTTGTAGACTTCGATTATACATTTTTAGAAGGAGAGGATTGATTATGGCTCTAGGTGCATTACTCAATTCTTTGGCTTCTATGACTAGTTCTCTAAGCAGTATAGGTAACATAATGAGTTCATTAGGTAGCGCCGCATCTAAGATAGGTGAGGCTTTAGGTAAAGCCTTTAGTTTTGCAAAAAAGAAAGCAAAACAAGCATTTGATGCTATAAAAGATATATGGGATAAGACAATTAGTCCTTTGTGGGATTGGTATAAAGCACGTTCATTAGAATCTTTAGGAATTATAAAATCTGCTTTTGGTAGTTTATTAAAAGGGATGAAAAATTTATGGAACAGTACCGTTATGCCGATATGGGATTTAATGAAAACTGCTATGATGTTTTGGGTTAACTTATTTTCAGGTGAGTGGGGTAAAGCCCTAGGTAATGTCAAAACGATATGGGGCGCTACATTTGGTAAATTATGGAGTGGGTTAAAATCTGCCGCAGGTAAAGCATTAGGGGGCATCAAGACTTTATGGGGTGTTATAGTTGGTACTATGGGTACTATATTCGATGCTACTATTGGAAATGCATTTGATAAATTAAAATCAGCAGCACAAGGTGTATTTGATACAATAGGTAGTGCATGGGATACTGTCACATCTGTTATGTCTACCATATATGATAAAACATTAGGTAGAATATTTGATGCAATAGGTGGTGCACTCAAAGGTATATTTAACTTCGGTAAATCGGTAGTAGGTGGTGTAGCAGACCTAGGTAGTGGTGCTATAAATGCCGTTACAGGTGGTAGTGGAGATAGTGATTCACCTTCTTCGGGTGGCAACACGTTCAATATGACATTCAATTTAAGTGGTCTTACAGACCGTACAGATAAAAGAGAATTGGCGAGAGAAATAAGTGATTTGATACAACAAGAATTGTCACGTAGTTCAGGCGGCGGTGGAAGAATTGGAAGGGGATACTGATGGCTGCTGGTATACCGATTAGATTAGTTCAAGAAAATCACAACACAATAGAATTAGACGCAACGTCTATGACTCTTTCTACTTCTAGAAAAGTGGGTGGAATGGCTATACCTTTTACTGGTAGTAAGCGCATAGGTATGGATTTGAACATTAATAGCGCTATGATAAACATTCAAGGCATCATTGCAGACGATAGAGAGGGTACAAAGAGTACAGCACACAGCGCTACAATTAATTTTGGTAAAACGCACAGTCAAGAAACTCAATGGAATACGACTTCTAACTTAAGCGGATTAAGTGGTCAAACACTCAAGATTCAGAAATTCGATACAGGGATTTCATCGGGTGTTATACAAATTACTTTTACACCTGCTGGAACTACTACATCTAACGGTGTTACATCTAGTGGTGCATCTACAATGAATTTAACTAGTGCTGCTGATTTTTCTGCATCAGGTAGTGGTACAATAGATGGAGATGGATTTACATGGACTGGTAAAAGTACTAATCAACTTACAGGAGTAAGTGGTGTAAGTGGTACTAAAGCAGATGATGTAACAGTTATTCAAACTAGTACTACCGCTGATATTTTATCTGCTGGAAGAATAGTATACACTAGTACGTTAATACCATCTCAATTAGTAGCGGCTTTAGTTACATACATTAATACAAATCACGCATCATTTATTACCGCTAGTGCGGTATCGGGTGTAGACTACAATGATGTAACTTCTAATTGTATACTCAATATAGTAATGACGACTTTGGGCAAAAATACTACTATGGCTAGAACTACCCCTTTGTGGAAGGGTAGCGGAGATTTTTGGAATGAACCAATAACTCAAACATTTGCAGGTGGCTCTGATGGTGGAAAGAAATCTGCTGGTGACAAAACTATGGATTTATACGGCATAATCAACAACAGCAAAAGTAGAGGACATACCACCACGATTATCAATAAGCACATACTACAAAATAGTAGAACAAAAGAACTTAAAGATTACATTATTGGTTTACAAATACCATATAACTCTACCTTGAAAGCAACTGGTGGTGACGAATACGTTGCGAGAAACTTCTTCATGCCTACTGGAAACTATGATGGATTAGACAAAACATCAGAAGGTAATAATTTACCCGCTAGTGTAACATTTGACACAGGAGAAGAAAGAACCGGAATACAGGGTTCTGTACAAAAGTTTGATATTACATACGATGCTGGAGAATCGGTTTATAAATTCAATATGATATTTGCACCGATAGATAATTTGATTCTATCATAGATAACTTGGGGGAAGGCATTTGACAGTAATTAGCCGTAAGAATCATGGGTTTTTCTTTAACGGCATTACTGACAGTATCATTGTACCCGAAGGCGACTTTAGCGAATTAGGTCATAAGACGACGAGAGGCACCGATGATGTCAGAGTCATTCTTTCCGAAAACGCACCTTCTTCTACACGTAATGAGGGTGCAACATCAGGCATCTACAATAAACATCTTACAATAGAAGCGTGGGTAATGCCTGATTGTGGCGGTACAATAATAGAGAAAGAAGGCCAATACAAACTTTCACTCGGCCATGTTGACACACCCGGCCCCGCTAAGTTTGAAGTCTTTATGATTGGAGATGGTGGAGAAGCGAGGTACGAGTTAACTACCGCTACATTAGATACTGACAGATACGAAGGTACTGTATATCCACATATCGAATACCAAGGCATACAAGATTCATACAATAGATTCGTTGGTAGCAGAGACGATGCCACTGAACTTAATAAAAATCATAGACCTTTGATACATGTAATAGCGACAGTAAGAACTAACGCAATACAACTGTATATTAATGGGGAATTAGTCGCATCCCAATCTATCAAAGATAGGGATTTAGCACTACAAATCTCCACTAAACAAACATACATTGGGGGTAAAGGTGGAGAATTTAGAGGTACACTAGAAGGTATTCACCTTAACGCATCTTTCAAAACTTCAATGGTAGACGGAAATGCCCCCTTAGCAGATAGTGATACTCTCTTGTTGTATAGATTTGAAGAGCCTATTGCACCTATTGAAGAAGTTTTTACTTATAGCGCTCACGCAAGTAGTAGTGGTTTATCTACATTAACAATGACTAAGGTAGATGCTCAATCACTTGCTTCTAAACTCACAGGTAATGCTGTAACAACAGGCACTGTTGACTTCACGTCTTCTCCTTATAGTTCAGGAGATTATGAAGTATTAGATTCATCATCAGGTTCTACTGTGGTAAGGGCTGTTTCACATGTACCGTATAATATACTAGTGAATCCTGATGGTATAACGCCTTCAACTAGTAAACCTAACCAAAAACCTCCTGAAAGACTAAGATTACATTCTATAAACAATCTAGAAAATGCTAATCCTACGTTAACAGTTTCTAGTATTCATTTAGATTTTGTAAACACTAGTAATAGCAATAATGGGTTAATAGGAGCATTGAATACGTCTAGAAGTGCTGGTGTTGACAATCATTTTATTGTGGTAGGGGCAGACTTGTTAATTGAAAGTGGTACATCTAAACCATATCAACCGCCCCACTATTCCTCACAGATAATAGATAGAACAGGACAAATGGTATTAGATGAGAGCGTTTTCGAGAATCATGGTTTTGTGTATTCTAGTGCAATTGCTACAACCACATCAGATACAAATAATCCGTTTGCTGTGGCGTGGCCTACTAGCATAAGTGAAGATTTTCAAATAGGTCACAGCGGTAGACATATTAAGAATCATGTCGAAGGCCACGCTTTCTTACGAATGCTACCTAAGGCTATTGATGAGATAATAGACCAAGAAGCAGATGGTGGTCCTTATGCTGATATTATAGACGTAATATACAATAATATGCATAGAGGCATAGACAAGCAAGTTTCTGTTAATAGTCTAGTAGATGTGTATAGAGATTTTAATGAGATAGTTATAGATAACGTTGTTAACACTAGTACTGTTACTGTAGCGTATAATTCTTACAATGGTACTAGCAGTCCACCTGCTGGTAAAAGAAAGTTAATTGCGATAGGTGGTCCTAATTTTAACTACACGTCTTTTGCACTAAAAGGTCCAATTCCTCAGTATAATAAATATGATGCTGATAATGATGAGACACACCACGATAGTAACATTAGAGATTATCACGTTACACCATCTAAAGAAAGTAGAGTCGCTATATTACATGTACCTAGATTAGCGGCCTTGACTCCATCTCTTTCTCCATTTGTGGAAATACATTACAATGCGATTGATTTGACTGGCGCTAGTATGAGCGGCACAGTACAACCTTTACTTATGGTAGAGAAAACTGTGCCATCGTCAGATACATTGGTAAGTGGCTCGGAGTATGTCTATGATTCTATAATCCATGCAATTGGTTCAGGTATGACATTACATGCACCCGGCGGATACATAGATGTCTATGCGTCTGAATTAGGTATTGATTCTCCAATAATTTCAGAGCATGGATTAGTGGGTGATACATCAGAAGGATATTCAGCCGATACGGAAATTGATGAAAGTTTAACACCCGCTAATTACACTCCAAGAAATAATACAGATTCTATACAAAACGGTACACCGCAAGCCATAATTGAATCTGTGAGTGCAACTGGGGTGCATGAATCTTCATTTAATAAATTATATCTTAATAAGATAGACAAAACTAAATCCTTGACTGATAAAGGTAGTTATTATAGAATTGAGCCTGATTTAGTATTAGATAGTGGTTCTGCTGGACAGTTTGATACAGGTACAGTATCTTCATCATCACATATACACGAAACATTCGATATTATAGATAACCATATCTTAACAGGTACTAACAATGGTGATTTTAGAATCTTCATTCAGCCTTCAGATAGAAGAAGAAGCCTACAACTATCTAACGTTAATATATCTACAACATTTAATAGCGCTACGATATTGTATCTGTTGAGTCGTGCTAAGGTAAGGTCGATTGAAGAAAGTGTTGGCGAGGATGGTGGTTTTACCACATTAAATTGTATAGGCGTAGGAGATAGCCTAGTATCCCGCTCAATTGATTTTACTGGTAAGGGTAGCCCTGACTCGCATATAGTCAAGGAAATAGAGCCTAATGCGCCTGTTGTCACTGTTACACTTGGTGGTCCGGGTCAAGGTGCTATGGATACTAGACCAGTATTTCAACGCAGTATGTTAGCGCACGAAGCATACTCTACACGCAGGTCGTATGCTGTAACTGCTACTAAACTAGTAGTACCTAATAATGACACAGGTACATTACACATTAAACCCTTAAATAATGAAAGCGAAGACTTAGCAAGTTGGGGCACATATGGATTTCCTAGGTATGGTAGAATACACTTACAAGATGGTAGTAGTGCTAAATACACTAGTAAAACAGGCACTACATTTGTATTTGCAGCAGCAGCATTAGGTTCAGGAGATTTTATTTCTAATAACGGTAGTGAGTATTTATCTATTGCAAAATTACTAAATGCGCTGGGTTACATGAAAGGTCCGACATCAGGTACTGTAACCATAAATGGTAATTTTACAATATATAACGAATCAGGATTTGGTGAAAACTCTGACTTAGAAAATGGTACTACTGTAAACGATAGAATGCATCAAACTATGAATGATGTACAACATGATTACCAACTAGGTACTCAATATGCTAGTACTAGAGCACTTGCAGAAATACCTGTATTTGCAGAACAATTTTTCCACGATTCAGTAGGACCAAATAACGCTTTTAAAATACATGTAGATGCGACGCATACCGCACACACGTACAATCCTAGTCCAGTTGGTAGAAGGCAAAAAAGCGAAAATGAACTTGCTGATAGAGAAGCACACTCTGCATATTCTACTGCTATTTCTAATAATACACACGTACCTTCTACTTCTGTAATAAAATGGGATGCAACTAACCTAAAACTGTATGTCAATGATATAGGTATTTTTCCAGCAGCAACAACGTCTGCATCTACTTTTCAAGATATAGATACACAATTAAGATATAGAAAAGTATTTTTAAATAGTGGAGATTGGGCTTGGTATAGAAATAATCCTTCTAGTGATGGATATTTACAAATTGGTTTAGTTAACAATTCTTTGTATAACATGACTGAAAAGTTTACAGAGTTTTTACAACCCGGTGTTAGTGTATTTATTGGTGGTCCAGTAGTAGACGATAGTGTAAGGGCTATATCATCAGATATTTTAACCCCTTCATCAGATTATGAAAATAGAGATGAATACTATTATGATGCTGCAAGTGTTAAAACTCAAGGTGGAAATGTAGATTATGGTTTACGTCAATATGTTAGTGCGGTTGAGTTTAAGGCTGGACCTGAAAGTAATCCACATGCTGCAAGAATAGATAGTAAACGTGCTACTGGTAAGGTGTTGTCTGCTACTGTAACAAAATTAAGTGCGTATAACGATAAAGCAATTACAGTTACACTAAGTGCCGATGACTTCGTTAAGTTTCCAAATCTAGGATATGATACACTTGCTGATGCATCCTCTGCTACTGGCGATTTAGGCTATGAAGTACAATACAACGATAATGGTACAATTTACAAATATCAATATCATGGTCATATTAAAACAATAAACAGTGTCGCTACTCCTAAAAATAGTATTACTTTAGTATTGCAATCTTCGGGTAGTACCTATCCTCTTGTATCATACGGCATAACAATTAACAATCCTTTAGGAAGCAATTATAGTAATGGTCATACTAATGCAATGAGTGCATCTGTTGGTACACCAAATAATATTTTTACAGTAGGAGATTCTATATTTATTGCGAATGGTACAAACAGAGGTGAAATCACTGCTGTCTCCTCTACTACTATTACTGTCGGTGGGGGTATTACTGGAACAATAGGCGATGATACTGTACTATACGGTCATGGTTTACCTGATGGAATAGATATAACACTTACAAGTAAGCGTAGAACTATACTCGGTACTTCTGTAAGTGCGATAGTTAGTGATGGCTCTCAATACTATCGTGAATTAAAAAACAGTCTTAATATTGATACTAACATAGCGATTACAGCAGCAAGTGCTGCATCTAGTATAGAAATCACTAATCAGGCTGGTAAGAATGTAAATAATTTACATGGTATAAATGTAAAGAAAGATGATATTATTTATTATTACATTGATGGAAGTCCTGATACAATCAGAAAAATAGGTACTGTTACTAAAGTTACAGAAGCAAATAGTGATGATGAACAAACTATCACTTTGAGTGCTACCGGACCAGTAATACCTTCTAGTGCTAAACTTGCAGTATGGATTGGTGATTATGAAGATAAAGATGCTGTGTTAAACGCTACATGGATAAATCCGTATGCACAAGGTGGACTTCGTGACGGAGATACAGTATGGGCTAATATGTCATACAATAACCCTCATGCCGTCGAAGGTCTATTCGCTAAGAGTAGAGGTGTGTTGAATGAATCACAAGTGTGGAATGCGTTTGATAATGGTGCAGGTGAATTAGACACAACTAACCCTAGAGATAGCATCCCATTAGAGAACTTTTTAATTGGTAACACTTGTTTAGAAACTGCAAGAAATTATGTGCAACATGTAAACAGAACAGTTGAAGAAAATTATCTAGCACTCGGACTTACATCGGCACAAGCACCCGTTGTAGCCTATATCGACCCTTACTTGTCTACCGACGAACACGCACGTGTGTTGTTATACAATGTGGCACATGACAAAGAGTTCATCGCATTCCAAGATATACACATGCAAGTGCAGACTAGTTCACAGGCTACACAAATAGGTTGGCCTAAAGAAGTGGTAGAAAGCGGCGACACAAGTAGAACAGAATTACACAAAGTCAACGCTGCGTACAACGGTTCAGGTCCAAGTCCATGGACTACGCAAATAGATGTTACAAACGGCTTTTTATCTCAGAACCCATACATACGAAGTACTCAACAATCTAAGTATATAGAAAGCGCTTACGCACATGATTTAGCAAATAGACATACTAATGATTTGTTAGATAGTAGCACTATTGATAGTTTAACCGAAGTTGATAGCGAACCTGCTCTACCGACAGATGGTAGAAAAATAGAGGGGGCTAGATTGTATGGTAAGGCACACGGCCATCACGTACATACGGGATATTCCTATGGTGGAGAAGTTAGTGGACTTTCAACAGGATACAGTCTTACGCCTAGAACTAACGATAGTGTAGTATTATTCAAAATTGCTAATCCATTACATTCTTTTTCACGCATTCCAAATAATAATGTTAGTGTGTATGTAGAAGAACTATCTTCATTAAGAACAGATACTACTGGTTGCTCTTTAAGAGACCCGTCTACTTTCTTTGATACTCCTGATGGTACTAGAGTTATACCTGCATTTTTGTGTCTAAAGGGTATACGTAATACTACTCTTGATTTATCTTCACATGGTGAATCTAGATTACAGCATTTACCTCAATGGAAAGATATGGATTTTATCAGAAGATTGACGATTGACTTAGGTGTAGTATCCCAAAAAGATAGTGTAGTAAACACTTTAGCGGGTGCAGAAGAAATAGTTCGCTTAGTTAATCAACATGCTGCGTTAACTGCTAGAGTACAAACTGGTTCAGCGCACGACCCTTCACCGTTTTGGGATACTGATAACGGAGACAGGGGTACACATATGGGGTATATACGCGCTCACATAGGTAGGGAAGTTCAAGATTTAAACGGGAATGTAGGTTACACAATTGTTCTTCATAGTACAGTACCGGGGGCAAGTGGTAGAAACTTCTGTGCTTGGTTAGATAATAGTAACGGGCAAACGTCTTATCAACCTCAATTCTTAGTAGGACATGGAGGTAGATGGAGAAACTTTTGGGCATTACCTGATGAAAGAGAAGGAGAAAATATGCACCCTGCTCCAATGCCTTTGAATAAACACGGTAGACCGTTTGCACCGATTACTACACTACAACAATATATTACATCGTCTAATAGTGGTGAAGATGTAATTAGTGTTGCAGACTACGATGATAATGCTGTAATGAGAGCAGTGTCTGACTCAATTAGCGGTAAAGGCCACAATACAATAAATACAGAATCTTTAGACATTAAAGGTTCATCATCTTCATTAATCAAAGGTTTAAGAACTGGTACAAACGCTATTGGAAGAATAAACTTTGGTGGGTTAGTAGCAAGCGGTGTACCGGGTTGGTCTCCCCATGCTGGTAAATGGGGATGTGGAGAGCAAAATAGCAACTCTTACACTAAAAGATATGGGACTTTATCTACAACAACATACTCAAGTTACATACCTACTAAAGATATATCTAGCGATGTAGTGGGTAATGAGCCGATTTATGGATTTAGATTTAAGAATAATATAGGTGCAGATTCGGGTGTTCGTTTTATCTACAAAAAAATAGGAGATGCTTTTGCTAATAACAATACTTCGTTACCTAATACAATAGATGATGAAGTCTGTGTATTCTTTGACGACAGAGACGTAGCACAAGGTGGATTCACTATTGGAAAACACGTTCAAGGTTCAGGAGATATTACAGGTCGTATGGAAATTGCAAGTACTACCACAATAGATGGCTCTAGTGTAAATATTACTACTACTGAACATAATTGGTTAGGTGGTAAGTGGAGAGGTGTACCGTCGCCTGATTGTACTATTCTCGTAGATGATATTGTTCTTAGCGGTACTAAATTAACTATAACTCATAAAGTACCATTTACTACTTCTTTTGGTAGTGATAAATTAGGTTATTATGGATTTCCTAAAGAAAATGGCGTTATACATATTTCAGGATATAAAGAAACTAATGCTCCTTCGGCAGTTGCAAACTTAGGATATACCGCGTCTTATACGTATAGAGACGGAGATGTATTCTATGGAGTACAAGGTATAACGTCTACTCAATTAGCAACTATGAATGAGTTTTATCAAATATCTTCATCTGCTAACTGGACTTGTTTGTTAACAGATGAGATTATGGCTGCCGTAACAGCAGCCGCAATTAACGCAGGTGAAGAAATAAATACAGAAGATGGTTTAACATTCGATTGTACTAATATGTATGCAGCAGATGGAAAAACATTAGGTGAATGGGGTGTAAGCCCTAATGCAATTAAGATAAGAAGTTATGATACTAAAAATAAGATTAAACCATTAAGTAAAAGTTTTACTGCTACTTTACATCAAGACCAAGGAATTAAAGCAGCACATTTAGAGTTTGGAGAAATAGAAAAAGCAGTTAGACCTAGCGGTACTGCTGATTGGACTTTTGGTACATCGCGTGCAGTAACTGATACATTAATAGATGATAGCAGTAGAAACGTAGATTGTGGTTATATACCTTACACTTTATTGCAAATTAATACCTTGGCTAAGGGAAGTAATGCTAATACTGCAACACCAGTTTTAGTTGATTCACAAAACGTACCAGTTGATATTAATAATTGGTCAGAAGGATTGAGAGGCGTACAATTCACTCGTTCTTGTGGAGACCACATTTTACCTAAAATAGATAACCCTCATGTAATCATTGATGTTAGTGAAAGTGCCTCTTTTGGATTAAGAGCAGATTTAACACATAGAGCATACCATTTGATGATACCTTATTACAGACCTTCCCCAACACCGTCATTGGTAAGTGCACCTGAAAGAAAAAGAATATGGATTTCTTCTACTAAAAGTATTGTTGCGACTGCTAAAGGAATGCTAACTAGTTCAGATGTAACTACTTTAGAATGGGTTGCAGATACGGCTACTGAAAATTGGCCTACTGCCCAAGGTAGCATAGATTTACTAACATCTCTATATGCATCTACTGACAATACAAGAGAGTTCGATGGACTGCGCTCTATCGGTAGCGTATTCTCTGAACCAATAGTTTACTTCCGTGGTGGAAAAAGTAGTAAAGACCACAGTGTTCCCCTCTTCTTTGGTGGAGGATTCAGCGGTGTTACTCTCGACGTTAATGACGGAACCACAAATGACTATTCATCATTCTATACTCATCCATACGCCAACGGGCCAACTGGTGTCACCGGATTACAGAATGCCAATGAAATATCTACGAGTTACGCTATGTTAGATGGAAATGCAATGTTTGCATTCTTCCCCGGCGCTGCATTGTGTAATCAGCATCGTGGTAGTATTACTCCACCTGCATTCAATCAACAAAACATTCTCGCACCTGATTTGGGTAAGGGTGGAGACCCTAGTAAGGGTGGTGTAACATACGGTACAGGTGAGATAAAAGCGAAACCAGTACCACTTGTACTAAGGTTTGCTCATCCGACTGCACGATATGAAGACCACGCAGATGGTACAGATAGTAAGACCACTTACCTAATATTTGGTCCGGGTCAAGCATTTCCATTTACACAAGAAGTGGCTGATGCAGATAGTGGTAATGCCGCTAATACCAAAGAGCCATTTCCGGGCAGAGTTATCGTAAGCGGTAACACGTGGGCATCTATACCATTAGACGAAACTATTGCAGACTCAAGGCACGTATTCCCGAATCATATTGTTAATGAGAAATACAATTTCATGCCACCGAGCAAGGTATACTACGACGCTACTGCTGGTTTCCATTGGAGAGCAATGGTAAATTGGGAAAGCCCTGCTGGATACTGTTGGAAGGGTAAGTTCTCACAAAGACCTGAACATGGTAGGCATTATGGTCAACAGTTCAACGATAGCACACCATACGATGTAACAGGTACAGCGCAAATAGGATACGACTTAACACATATACATCCTAAGATACATACGCCTACTATTGGATTTGGTATCACTATGGCGGCAGATACGGTATGGCACATGGATGGTGGTTTCCATCCGGGCGGCTCATGGTTAGACAATCAAATTACATTCAATCCGCCACACGTGGGTAAATCTGCCGCTAGGGTATTGAGTAGCAATTGGGAACGTGCAAACCAAATACACCCTACTGCGTTTAGAACTTCGGGCGTGCTTACAGGTCGCATTTTAGATTACATAGGGAATGGTAGTGAAGCCGTAGCAACAGCAGATGCAAAGATGGAATACATCGTAGTAGATGCGACACGTTGTCAGAACGGTGAAGAACTCGCTACTGTACTAGGTGCTGCAATAAACGCATTCCCCGGCGCTGGGGCACTCAAGTCTCTAGGCGGTACGCATATGCCGTCTATGGGTAATGCAATGCGTCAAGATAGATACGGGTGGATACCGCTTGCTGGAGAATCTAATTATGTGAATGATAGCGCTACTGGTAATTACGTAGATAGTCCAGCAAATAGTTCACAAACAACATTAGAACAATTACCCGCATCAGGTTGGATTAGATTACATCAAGGGACTAACACTAGATTCGCTTGCTATCATTCTAGGGAAGTATTAGCAGATAGTAGCGATTGGAAAGTTAGATTCTATCTTGCGCCTAATAGAATAGACGGTTTGAATAAAATAGAAGCACCTGAAACTTGGGAAAAACACATAGATAATGATGGAACGGCTTTTACTGATTCAATTTCTAGTTCTTACACCCTTTATGTATGGAGCAAAGCGGGTACAATGCGTTTCAATAACGAGAATGTGTCAGCACGCGACCACATGACACAAGTTCACTTCTCAGGTATTGTAGATGCTGTTGATAGAACAAAACCAATAGGTGCAGTTGGTTGGCATGGTGAGAGATACTCTTATCTGAATAGTTTGAAGATAAGTACTACTATAACAAAGAATACCAGTTCTACAACAACTAGCGGATATGCTGCTGGGTTAGGTGCATACCATGAGATGCTTAACTTCTCACCATACGGAACTGCTGGTACAGTAATGAACGTACATAGTAACATACCTGTTGTAGCACCAATGCAAGGGAGTCCTGAAAGTACACCTACGATTGACGGTATAGGAGATGCATTAGGTAGACATATTACCAAGACTTACTTCTATGAAAAATACAACTTAATTACTAATGGCGGTGGTGGTTGGGATACTAGTCTAGATACAGATGTAAATACTAGTAATAATCAAGGATATAGATTTACAGATACGGATGCTACTGGAAATGATAATCAATGGGTCGCACCTACTAACTACACCACTACATTACCTAAGGAACTAACAACACCACAGGGGTTGTACAGTAGTGCATTCTTAGTAGTCAGTTACGAATGTGAGAGTTCATTAATTGCAAAGTTCGATAGAGACGGAATAACTGCAAACGGTGATTGGTTACAAATCATAGGACAAGGTAGTAACCCAATCACATACGCTGGTACTACACAATGGGATGAAAGATTCCACGGTCAAGATAGATTCATCGCACCTGCAAACGCTGGACCGAATGTAGAGGCTCTAATCGTTGAAGGTACGACAGTACCTGTTGGAGATGGTGGTGGTAATTGGGCTGATACAACATTCTCAGGCGGCTCAGGAACATATTTTCACAGCGCCACACCTACTGATTTGTTATTGAAAAACGCTACACCGGGTCTAAATAAGACAGGTGATTTACTGTTCGACCTAGACCATTCTGTTGGTTCTGCATTACTACATACAGATGATGCAGAACGTAATACATCTGCTGATAAATATGCAGCAGCACATAGTAGTGGTTTCCCCGTTAATTATTGGATGGGTGATGTAAACGCATTACAGATGTATCAAGATTCAGCCGCTAAGAACTTCTCAGTAGAGAATATAGTGTGGAAGAGAATGGATGGTGGTAACCTCAGTATGCCAGCAATCAATGCACGTGGTCTTGGTGCAGTACCGTGGATGACACGTGTGAATAGTAACACAGCATATCAGACTGGTGAGAAGATATACGGTAACGTAAGATTCTCCTTTGAAACAACTAATAGTGCAATGTTACCTATACTACAAGCACAGGAGTTAGCACATCCTGAATTAATGCGTAAACATCCATACAAGATTGGTAATGTACTGAATATACCTAATGAGGAGATACAATTCCAAAGTATTACAGTTAGAGATGAAACAGGGCAAGTACACAAGATAGAGGGCGGTAGCCCGCTGGGGACTATCATACGTGGATTCCGTGTACCTGAAAACAGAGGCGTGAAAGGTAACGCGCCTGCACTTGCTAATAGTGGTAAGATACCTAACTTGAAAGTACAGTTACCTGACCCTAACAGCATACCGGGCAACATAGTAGTTCGTTCAGGATTCGACCCAATACAAGCGTACCAACACGAAACAATAGGTTCAGGTGGTATGATGCATCCTGATATGAGTGAGAGTGACATAGGACATTTATTTGATAATAGCGTAGCGGGTCCACGTCAAGCACCAACATATGAGAATCACAACTGGGAACGTATCAACCCAGTAACCTTCGATTCAGAACTAGGTGCGTGGAATGACAACTCTCCATTACAGACTAGTTATGAATTACATGACCGTACACTATTCTTCCATGTCACTAAAATGGGTCATTCTCATACACACCGCTATCCTACTGTGTATACACACGCAGGTGGCGTAGAGACTGACATAGTATCTGTTACAGCATGGGATTCTAGCACCAATGTATTGACAGTAGATGCTACATTAGATGTACAAGTATTCGATGCTGGGTTTGGTACTAAAGAAGATACTCGAAAGTTCCTACGTGTGTACAACCCGACAACCGATGAAGGTGCTGTGTGTACATATATAGCACAAAACGATGCTACAATAGATGTTATTGGAGATGTCAACTTCGCTACATTTATGGCAGGTCAAACTGTTACAAATCTAAAGGTAGTACCATCGTATTACATACCTGCGGGAAGCAACAGGTTCTTCGCAGCACGTCGTTTATCAGACCATGCAGAGGTTAGCGGCAACTCTCCTGATATGGCTAATACTCTGTATTATGTATCGGGGCAGACAGTAGGCTACGACGCATACAGTAAACCTGTATTGACACCTATGCCATTCCCAAGAATGGGACATCACTTCGTTACACCCACTATGCCTATGCTGCCCGGACATTGGGCGCACCCTGCTTATCAAAATCTATACAGAAGACATTTGATTGATTACCAAATGACAAACGGTTTCGTTGATTCAGGTCTAATTAGTGATAACGCTACATCAACTAATAAAAAAGCAGCGGTAGGTACTGCAATAGGTACGGGCGCTATAACTGAAAACATTCATGCAATGGATGCTGAAATTAACTTTAGTGGGATAAATGCAGCCCCAAGCGGTCCCAGCGACGTACATGGCGGTGCATTTACCCTTATGTTCGAGAGTGGTGTGAAATATGACGGTTACGGTATATTAGCATCATCTGATGGTACAAGTACAACTTTAGCAGCAACGGTTAACAAAGCAGGTGGTCACAGTATTGTACTTGAGGCTGCTAGTGAATATACACAAGGTAGACACTTCCCCGACCCTGCGGAAGTGGGTGCTTACCAAATAGTCATACAGCCTAATGTGTTTGATAATCAATTAATAGGCTATCACAACAATTCAGGCGCTGCATTGACCAGTCAGCAAATAAACACAGTTATTGGCATAAAAATGGATAGTAACGGTAATGTGGATGGTGCTAAAGGTGGTCTTACATTAGTATTAGCAAAAGCCACACAAGCGGATGTACGAGGTTGTGAAGTATTCATCAATGAAGCAATATTAGATATTAGTAATGACCAAGGAAGTCAATTCACAAACATACCACCATTGATGTTGTATAACCATGTAGGTATACAATTAACAGAAAGCCCTACATTTACAAGAAAGGGATTCCCATATAGCAAAATGTTCAGCGATGCAACCCCTGCACATACTTTGCATATACCTTGGTGGAGCATATTACATAAGAATGCAATCAAACATAATGGGTCAGCACTTTCAGAAGCAACGAATTACAGAAAACTATCTCAATATAGTCCCGAAGATTACTACATGTTTATGAGAAGTACATTTGGAAGTGTAGGAAGTCAGTTAACTATTAACGGATATACATCTTTGTACTTTGATATATATGATAAATACAATAAAAGTATAAGTCTAAATCCAAAATGTACTGTTGTATCTTTCAATACTAATGGAACAATAGTTGTAGATAACGCAAATACGTTCCCGATGTATCCTTACTACCAACAAAGAATACAGTATACTGGTAAGAATGGAACAATCTATACTAAAACCCTAACGAGCGTTAGTGGAGATACTGCTGCAACAATCAATATACCCAAAACATTGACATTAGGTGCTAAATCAGGCGCTGATGGTTTTTGGGATAACATATATGATGATGCAATACTTACTTTAACACATAGTTACAATACATTACCAGCGGGTGAACTACTTACGAATAAACGTAAGAGTGTATTTGCGAATATATTACCTGATATAATTAATGGTAATCAAGATACATATAGTAATCATGTACCTGATGCATTCCTATGTATGTGGCATCCTAACCTCGGTAGACCTAATACATACTTCTCAGATAATACATCTCGTAGTTGGAAAGGTAATGCAGTTAACAAAGCAGCATATAATTCATTACCTGAACATTTTGAAACTATACATTATCACGATTTTACACATGCAATGAGTACAGGCCCATTTGATTACTTAATTAAGAGACCTAGTATAAATAAAATTGGTGCATTATCTCAATTCATAGATAGAACTTGTGATTTTACAAACAATGATGCTACTGTTGCAATGGATAGTACATCGTTGTTGGTAGTCGGTATGGGTGTGACTGGTGCTGGGATACCATCAGGAACAACAGTAGCCAGTATAACTAACTCTACCACTTTTGAATTAAGTGCAACTGTGTCGAATGGTGGACTTACTGTCACAAATGGCGCTTTAACGTTCACAGAACCCACATTAAACGGATTTTGGCCTTGTGGCAGTCGTGGCGGTCCACATGCAAGTAAACTAGACTTGTATGGAATGGCCTCTACGTCTTGGAATGTACATAATACGTCTACAAGCGCTAATTTCGCCTCTAATAGCAACTTAGAGTGGATAGATTCTGACGATGATGGTAGTTATGCTGTATCTGCGGGTATTGCGACTGGTTCCATGGATGAGTTTAGAAGAAGGCCGTATGGTTACCGTAACGCTGTACGTCAAGCCTATAACAGACCAAGATACGATATCAACAGCGTGCGTGCAGTGTATGAAGCAGGGGCATCAGGTTCTGCTCAAAATACCACTAACTACGACGCAGGTCCACTTATACAAACAGAGGACTACAAAATCAGCAACCAAGCGAATGATGGTGTTAACCTTCAATGGTCATACGGCGGTGGTGCTGGAAATAACAATGTGGATAAACCAACCACGTATGTTGGGATTATGGAACGTCAGAGCAACTTTACAGGAATGTTAAATCAAGACCAAGAGGGTTGGCAAGTGAGATATAGCGATGGTAGAAGGATGTCAAGACCCTTCGGTACACCAGTGCGCACAATACGAAATCCAGCACGTACTGAAAGAGACTGGTGGGGTGATGAAGAGGGTAAAGGAGAAACAAGCCTATCTGTGGCCTCTCAGTACTATCTGATAGATTGGTGGGGTAATGAGCGTGGAGAGGCTGTAAGGCGTGCTCCAGTGCGCGGATTCGGTATTAGACCATCATGGGATTGCGGTGACGCATATGACAACGGTAGCAATACTGCACATGCGCGTATTTGGAACAGTGGTAAACCTCTATTCAATCTGAAAGGTATAGCCAACTTGACTAATGGAAATATAACAATAACTGACGGTTATACAATACCTCGATTCGGTGGTGTGTTGAATAATATTAACAACGCTAACACGAATGAATTAGTAGATGTGTTTGCGCCTGTGCATTCACTGCGTGTAGGTGATATGGGTAATGGAAGAGGTGTAAGATATCCAACTGCATTCAATGAAGATATACTCACAGAACTATCAACTCCTGTGCATAAGACTGGTATTGTACTGAGTCATAATACTGCCGAACCGTTGTTTGGAGATGGCCTGTTGCGCCCGCGTAACGCTGTACTGCAAGCCGATGAAGTTAAGAGAGGTATCAGTGCTAAACTAGGTATAGATGACTTTGGTTTGTTGAAATCAGAAGCAACAGTTAGTGATAGAGTAGAAGAAATAATAGGTACTAGCGTGCATAAGGACGTTATTTCACGAAACAGCCCAAGGATTGGTTTAGACGCACAAGTAGTAGAAGGTATAGAACAAAACCACGTTGTAATTAATACCGAGGCTCACAGTTTACATACCGACAGAAATATAGGTCAACGAGTTATATTGGAAGGCGCTATGCAAATTGAAGGTAGCCTAGCAGATGCTGATTATACATCTATTGGATTTAATAGACAAGGCGCTGGCTCTGCTGTTTCTGCTGTACATAGATATTCACATACTAATGTGTTTAGACCATATGGTGGCTCATACATAATTGAAACAAAGAGTTATGCTGGTTTATTCAATGACTTAGGTTGGGGCGTAGCCTCATTAACTGGTAGTAATGATACTAGTAATCCTTACCAAGACGTTAACCAATATAACACAGATACTGTTAGAAATAATGAAGAAGATAATATTGTAAAGTTCATGATTAGACCTGTAAGAGTCTTAGACGCTAAACATACTGAAGTATATCGTATACACAATTCACTACATAGTGGTTCGCCGCAATATGTTCAAAATTACCTACATGCGACTTCGGGAGGTAAGTATGGTATATTTACATATGAGACGGAAAATGGTAGAGCGCCAACAGCAAACCTCACGACAGGTAGAAGTATACCTGATGGTAATGGACCATACCTACCTATCTTCGTATTTGACCACACAAGCGCATTCACAACCCCTCTAAGTTATGGTCCAAAATTACTTGGTACAGGTGTAACTGGATTTGATAGTACTAGTCTAAAATCTAGCGTATCGAGGGTCATTATAAGCGAAAACACGCTACAACACCATCGTTCCGATGCACCTAGAAGAAGGCAAGAGAAAGATACAGATGATGAACTAAAAAGGAGTGATTACAGCATAAAACCAAGATTTAGTCAATCTTTACATAATAAAGGTCACAAGGGTGATGTTGATTTTAACGTTACAGACCATAGCGGAGATGGCGCATAATGGGACTTATTCAATCATCAAAAGGTCGATTCGATAGTACTTTGACTAATGTAATGAACGATATTAGACAACCTGTGTTCATAGACAACGCAGTACATTATGCTAAGATAGAGCCTAGAAGTGCAGGTAAGACTAGAGTTACTATCGAAGCGGTAAACGCTGATAATTACGATTTAGCGACAGAACGTACATATTCTTTAGTTGAATCTGAATCTAGTATTATCATTACGCATACTGAAACTGACGGTCATTCGCTGAAAAGCGATGTATGGTCTAGTAAAGGTAAAAATACAGTTACAGATTTGTTGTATAGTGAAGATAATCCCGTAGATAGAATTATGAGAAGTACTATGACATCAACTGATAATGGATTACAGATTGATTTACGAAATATGAAAACCCGCACTCTCAAAGAAATAGGCTTTGATGACGACATCATACATTTAGGACAAAATATGGACATAGGCTTCAGAACTACCGATTTAGCAATTAATTTATCTCAAAGTGTACCTAACGCTATTACCGCTGTAACATTAGGCTCATCTAGAACAGTAACTAAAATGAGCGATAATAGACGTAAAAACAGTAACGTGTTTTTAGCAGCAGATTTCTATGGTGTTAATCTAATTACCGCTTTACGATTTGTTACTAGACATGATAATCGAGTAACTATAATGAATAAACACGGAGTCTTAAACTATGTACCGTTTAACTTTGCAGATGTGAGTAGAAAAATAGATGGAAATATTCGTTTCGGTTCTAAAGATTCTAGTCCGATGGACAATATAGAAAACCGTATAACCGTTCAAGGTCAACAAATAGCATTAAATGAAAACTTGATTCTTACAATGGATGATAGAAGTAAACAGCAGAGTAAATACAGTTCTGATATACTGGAAAACTCAATACCTATTTTTGATGCATCTATCACTAGTACATCTCGTGCAAAAACAGTGGCGCGTCAAATTCTAAAAGCAAATGCATCTGTATCGGGTTCGCTAAGGTCTGACGGACATCCTAACTTATGGGATGTTAGACCGGGCGATATCATAGAATATGATGGTAATAGATTAACTATACTAAAAGCGCAACATAGATTATCTAACGCTTTGAGTAATTTCACCTTCTTAAGTACAAATTCAGGTCTTGAAGGTGTTTTACAAGGAATAAAACAAGGTAGTATTACTGAAACATCTAAGAGAAGGCCGGACAAAACAAATCAGATACATACTGAGAATTTTTCATTCTTCGATAATATAGAAATAATTGTCACACCCACAATCACAATTACTGAATTATCACACGCGGGCTTCCTTATTGGCCGAAATAGCGAAAGGGGAGTGCTCGGTGGGAACAACGAGACTATCGGACTCATCGAAAAAGAAACCATAATAATAGAGGGGGAATCATAATGCCAGCAAACGACCATTTGAAGCGATTGATGATAGAAACAATAGCCGATAACATCAATGAAATGGTTATCGGATTTGATAGTACGCCTGCTACTAGTAGTGACGGAAGTGCAGGTAGACCAGCGATAACAATAATACCTACTGTACGTATTATGGATAATTCAACTCTTTTAGTAGAGGGTAGTTTAACAACAGCAGACACATTCGACGAAACACTCAAAGAAGTATTCGTGCAATTAAGGGGTACAAGCGGATTCACCCCGATTACAAGACATGTTTTCAATCCGATAAAGAAAACATCAACAAACGAAGTAGTAATCCAATTAATGATAGAGGTAAAGTGATATTATGGTAGAAAACGTCGTTTCAGGACATACGGGCACATTGACAGATGGGGATTATATTCTCTCTCCATCTTTAACGAATATATTTGAAGGTATACATGGTAATGGAATCTTGATGTATGAAGATACAGCGACAGGTGACAGTAATAGAAATGCGAAGATAACTACACCGGGATATGTATCGGACAATGGAACTAACTCAATTATAGTAAGAGGCGGTTATTCTGTATTAGATGGATTAATCATACCTTTTGGTAACATAGCGGCAGGTGCTACACAAACTATAACATTACAACAAAGTACTATCGAAGGTAGCACATCCGCATTAACTACCGGCCAATCTTGTTTGTTAGTTGTTTATGCTTGTAGTGACACAGAATCCCCAAGATACGGTATCCACATTGAACAGGGCACCGCAGTATCCACAGGATTTCCTGTAACACCTGAAAATTTCCTGAGTGATACAAGTGGTCTAAATGGTAGTCTAAATCTCGCATCTAAGCAAAGCACAGCCCTCGCAGTTGTAAAATGTATTTTTAACGCAGGTGCAGGGGATTTAGATATGGAAGTGGATACTGTATATGACGTACGTACATTCGTAAAACCTAGCCCTATTTACCTTAGTCCTATGACTACAGGCGTTGTTGGTAACCAAAGCAACAGAGTTGATTCAGCAGCAGACCTAGATGGTATGCATGGCGGTGGAGATGAGGTAGGGGGACTATCATCTTCCAACTTCGGCGCTATATGGCAATCATACAGTTATGGTACCGATGGCACAGATGGAGACCACGTGCTGTACTTTAGCGGTAAACAAGGCGGCTCAAGAAGAACACATCGAATCGGTCCGAATAAAATTAGTGTATTGAATACGGCACAGAACGTTAGATTCGACGGGCCGAATATATTTAACGCAACGCCAGCAAGCGGTGATATTAACATAACACCTACTGGTACCTTTCCTCCAAGTCACATGATTATAGTCAATAATGCTCAGTCTAGTACTCATAAAGTCATATTTGACCCTAGTGGACTCAGTAATGGCTCTGCTACTGTGGGAGATGTAGGTACATCTTCATCTGCTATATTTGTTTACAATGGTACTGCATGGGTCAAAGTATTCGCAACATCATCAGCAGCGGGCGTGAGCGGTTCGGCAGGCGCTATACAAATAAGCGACGGTAGTGCATTTTCCAACGACGCGCAACTCACATTTACCACAGCGAGTAACACACTCAACGTAGGTGGGCCGATAATTATGGGAGGACTTCTTACCGATGCTAGTGGTATAGCACTCAAAGCCAGTGTGACAAGCAACCCTGCTGGTTCAGGACCGGATGCGCGAACCTTGTGGTATGACGACGGTAACGATGTACTCAAGTTCGGTGCATCAACAGTTCAATTTACTGATAGTGCTGGATTAATGGATATAAACGGATTATCTGCTGCTGTATTAGCATCAGGTGATTTCGTATCTTTTTCAGACACAAATGCTTCTAATGTTACTAAAAAAGAATCAATAGATGATGTTGCTACATTATTCGCAGGTACGGGTTTAACCGCATCTAGCGCTGTAATCGGCGTTGACGCTAATCAAGCGGGCATCACTAGTATAGGCCCAGCAGGTACATTGACTGTGAATCAAGACTTGACTGTAACAGGTAATTTAATTGTAAGCGGTGCATCTACAACATTGAATGTCAGCGAATTACAGATAGACGACAAACAAATAGAATTAGCACACTCACCTAGCGGCTCAGAGGGTGACGATGCAGCAGTAGACGGTGCAGGTATAATAGTCAAGTCTTCTGATAGCGACAAAAGTATACTATGGATGAACGATACTGATGGTTGGGAATTTAATCAACATGTGTTTCCCGCATCGGATAGTGCTTTGAATATAGGCTCAGATACAATTAGATTTGCCACAGGTTATCTCGACACACTTGTTTCCACCAACCTTACAATAGACACGAATCTATTGAAGACTGACTCTGCAAATAATCGAGTTGGTATCAACCAAGCAGCACCCGATGCACCATTCCAAGTAGAGGAACTCGGCTTTGGTTACGGTACTGGTACTCGTACATGGAATGGAGTCGTTGGGCACGCTTCAGGCGCATCAGTAATAACAATTAATCTGTTTAAGAGAACAGAATTTAAGGCCGCTAAACTACTTGTCTCGGTTGAAAATACTACTGATTCTACGTATGAGACATCGGAAATGGTGCTTACTCATAGCGGTACAACCAACGCCGCAGCCGATATTATAGCAGACGATGTATTTCTGTCTGTATATGGTACGGTGACAACCGTAACAGCCAAACAAGGGGTGTATCAAGGCGTTGTAACGGGAAGTGGAAATAGTCAATACATTCAATTACAAGTCACGCCTACGATAGCCGACAAGAGTGTAACGGTGCGCGTATCGTGGCAAGCATTAACAATATAATATAGGTGAAATGATATGGGTACGGCACGAAACTTTAGCGTAAAAACAGGATTAGATATAGACGACGGCGATTTAACATTAACCGATGGAGATATCTTATTAACGGCTGGATTTTTACAGAGTACACCAGCGTCAGGTAATCCGTTAAAAATCAACGGTTCTACAATTTCAACTTTATCAGGTAACCACGCTATTAACATTACACCTCATGGAATAGGCTCAGTAGTTATTTCTAAAACAGACATTAACGGTGGTACAATTGACGGTACTACCATTGATACATCTGACATTACAGTAGGTAGTGAAAAAACGCTCAATGTATCGGGTGGTACACTAACAACTTCTCAAGCACAGAAACTTGCTATCGTTGAAGGAGTTGGCGCTCATACAGACATAGGCGCTTACAATTTTAGAGCAAGTACTCTGATAGCGGATGTTGCTGATGGTACTGCACCACTTACAATTACATCTACAACTAAAGTTGCTAATCT